TCGCCCGTGTGACCAAAAACCTAAAACTATTTTGACCAAATCGGTAAACATCGGGGGTAGGGGGTTTGGGATTCCGTTTCGGATTCGGGTTTGATGCGTGTGTATATATATATAATCCCCACACTCTCTATACCTCAACCTTTTTTCCATTTTACTAAACCCATTTAAACGCTTTCTAACGGGATTTTTATGGAGGCGGAAGGGTACAGGGTGCTACGCACAAAGAAAGCACTTCAGAAACCACGGTATGGAGTCTGTTCTAACGAGGGGATGACGCAAGTGCGCTCCGAATACAATTAGCCCTTAAAACTTGTGATGATTTAGTGGGTATGTCGAAGACCCCCCACTTGGAGAACGAGGGATGAGAAAGACAAGTTACTCACGCTCTCGCTGTGATATTGAGGCAAAGTTACAACATATTTTTGACATTGAAGGCTGTTTTCCTAACTTTTTTTAGGTTAAGCCTTAAATTGGATAAATTATGGGCAGTTTCGTATCTTTGTATGATAAATAATGATTAATATGGAAACACTAAAGAAATTTTGGGGTGAGTACCGTTGGGGTGTAACCTGTGCTTTTACTACAGCATTGTTGGTGGCGGAACAAGACCGTCTACTAACAGCAGCGTTCTTCACATTAGCAACTTCTGTTGCGCTCTTTATCTTCGACAAGATGTATAAGAGTTAATAACTCTTTCTTACCTTTAAGTACGGAATTGAAAATTTCGGAACGCGCTTCGCGCTAAAAGGAAAGGAGGTGAAAAGTATCTGAGGGAAGCCCTTGCGTATGTGGGGGCTTTTCTGTATATTAGTAGCATATGATTTATACAATACTCTCAATACCAATTGGTGCAGCAGGGCTGTACTTCTTCGCAGCCTCTCGCATTCAGAAAAAATGTTTTCGCATACTTACTAAGGAGGAAAAGGAAGAACTCGAACTTGACAGTCTGAAAGACGAGGAAATCAGAATCTTTGATGCTACCCGAGCAGGTAGGTGGTTGGCTGTTATGGCGGTGTGTTGGTGGATTGGCTACCCTGTCATACAACTCCACAAATGGTTAGAAAGATAAAGTTATTAGTTTGTACCTTTGCAATATATGGACTTTCGTTATATTGTTTGGGGACTGAAGTATACAGGAGCCGTTTTGTTCGCTACAAAACTTCGCTTCTGTCTTTTCTGTTTGGAATATATCTTATTCACTCCTCCACCTATGAAGGCACTAAAAAAAGACTTGAAGAAAGTGGAAAACTCCACCTTCCGACAAGGTATAGAGTGGGCAAGGACGGTAAAGGAGAGATATTTCTTTTAATACCTTATCTCCTCTTCTCCGTACAACTTACGATAAAGACGCTGAACGTTGTGTCTCCCTTTATGACTTACAGACAACTTCTGAGCATTGCGCCGTATGTTGAAATGTACATCGACGTCTTCACGACGCTTGGTTGGATTGAAGTATTCCTCAAGGTATCCTTTCTTCTTCAGCGGAAGTATAATCCTTTCGTATAACTTCTTGCGAGACTGTCCATAGGATTCTGCCGCCCAAGTAATCTCAAAAAACTCCAAGTCATACACATATAACAGAAACTCTAACTCGGCTTTTGTTAAGTCTGTGTACTTGACCATATCGCGAATGGCGAGACTCCAATACTTCATATCGTTGTGACGCACGTACTTTTCCTGTAACGGTAGGAACTCGCGGTTTATCTTCTTCTTATGTACCTTGCTCTTCGGCATAATTTTCCGTATATTTGTAATATACAATTTAATTAAAAGAAAAACAAGATGGATTATCAAGAAGCACCTCAAGAGTTCTTCGATGAGGTAGCCGAGAAACTTGAAGGCATCAAAGCCCTTGTACAGAAGTACGGCTTAGAAGACCAATGGGTTTCTGCATTCGTGGGTGGAGTATACACTCAAAACGAAGACGGCTCTGCAAAACTAAAAACGGTATTGGACTACGTAGTAGTTGACGAAGATGAATTGGATGAGATTCTGTCTCTTGCTGTTTCATACTTTCAACAGATGGATTCACCTACTATTCCTCGTGAGTTGAGGGATACTGATGATTGGACTTCTGAGGATTGGATGAACTTTATCCATAAAAACACAGACAAAGATGGAGACTCCAATTAGAAAAATTATCTGCGGTAAAGACCCGAAGAACGGGTTTGCATTTGTAGTAGGTCAAACAATTTACGGGGGTGGAACTATCCACGCAATTACTCAGGACGGACGTGCCGAGCAATTGTATGGACGCTCACGCTTTCTAATCTACATTGAAAACGAAGACGGTATACTGCTTTGGAAAGCAATTGACAGTATGCCTGTGATTGTTGAATACGATATTGACTTAGGATAATGAAACCATTATACGACTTTGTAGTAGAGATTGGTAAACTATACCAAGACGATATTAAGTTATCTGACGGAACAACTTTGATTAAGGATACGCGCTTTGATGATTTCGAGGGGCGTATCTCTTATGGTACTATTAAGGCTATCCCCGCTAAGTGGGACATCCCTGAAAAAGTACAGATTGGGGACACGCTTGTGTTTCACCACCACGTCAACCAACAACCTGACAAGTTTGGTCTTGGGGACGACTGCTACTTGGTAGCATACCACCCAACCGAAATTATGGGACAGGCGTATATGGTTATCCATCAAGACGGTTCAGTTACCGTTTTGGGAACTTGGGTAATCTTAGAGGCTGTGCCTGACGTAGAGGAAGAGGTTATATCTGCAAGTGGTTTATACTTAGGTACTCAGAAGGTTGAAACTAAAAACGAGGCTGTTGTACTATACCCGAGCGAAGGGACAGAGGAAGCAGGTATCGAGGTTGGAGACTTAGTTATATATAAGCAGAATGCGGACTACAGAATTACCCTGCCCGATGGCTCACAGGTGTTCCGTATGAAGCCTGACTTTATTTACGCGGCTTATGTCAAATAAGAACTTCACATTAGAGGCTGCAATACGCCTATTGGAATCAACAGAGATTGCTATCAACAACATGATTGAGGAAATCAAGAAACCTGTTGACTCTGAACTAAACGGCTCAGGTCGTAAGGCGGAACTTGCATCAATTAAACAGGCTACATCAGATGCTAAGGATATGTTGGTAATGCGACAAGAGATAGAGCAAATGATAAAAAATGCACAAGAGACAGGGGAGATAGAAGAGAAGCAAGATTTCTCGGGTGGATTTGCTGAACGATTTAGCAAGTAATGCCCATATTTTAACATTTTGTCACTCCTGAGACTTCTGTTTAAGTATTTAAGTAAAAAATTAAACATATATTTGTAAATCGTACACTAATGGCGGGACTTAAACAAATAGATGGATACGAAGAAGAAATCATTAATATATGCCCTAACGATTCAATGGGGGACATCATTGAATTGGAGGGTCTGTATATCCAACTTCCTGTACAACCTGATGATGCTGAGATTTTGTTCTCCGATTTACATAGGTCTGAGCAGCATTGGGTGCGTCAAAGTGTCCCCGAAGCACTCAAGGGGATTCGTTCTATGGATGAGTGGGCGCAACAGCCGAGTAACTTTAGAAAAACCTATAGTGCATATATCGAAAGGGAGTTTAAGCGTAGGCGTGAAGGTGTTTGGATGTACATTAACGGTGAAGCGACTTATATCACAGGAAACCATTACTTTATGCTCCAATGGGTCAAAATTGATGGCTCATTCTACGGAGACTATTTAGCATTCCAAAGAAAACTTTTTATCCACGCTGAGGCGTGTCGTGTAGACCCAAGGTGCGTTGGACAGTTGTTTACCAAGTGTCGTCGTTCGGGATACACCAATATGGCTGTGGCTACTCTGTTAGCAGAGGGCACAATAGCGAAAGACAAAGTATTAGGCATTATGTCTAAGACGGGTAAGGATGCTCAGGAGAACGTCTTTATGAAAAAGGTGGTGTCTATGTATAAACACTTTCCATTCTTTTTCAAACCTATTCAGGATGGTTCAACTAACCCTCGTATGGAGTTGGCTTTCCGAGAACCCGCAAAGAAAATTACAAAGAACAATAAAACAGCAACTGTCGGCGAAGCACTCGACACCGTAATTAATTGGAAGAACACGGTGAACAATGCTTATGATGGTGAGCGTTTATACTACTTATTTCTCGACGAAGCAGGTAAGTGGGAAAAGCCCTCGGATATCCGTGAGGCTTGGCGTATCAACAGAACCTGTTTGATTGTAGGGCGTAAGATTGTAGGTACGGCTTTGGTCGGGTCTACGGTAAACCCTATGAACAAAGGTGGTCAGCAGTATAAAGACTTATGGAATGACTCAGACCCAAAAGAACGTAACGCCAATGGTCGTACACGCTCTATGCTTTACCGCATATTCATCCCTGCCTACGAAGCGCTTGAAGGATTCTTCGACAAGTTTGGAAACCCAATCATCGAAGACCCTGCAAAGCCTATGGAAACCTTGGATGGGGAGATGATTATGATGGGGGCACGTACGTATCTAAACAACGAACGTAAAGCCCTAAAGGATGACGCTAACGAACTCAACGAGGTTGTGCGTCAGTTCCCCTACTCTGCAGAAGAAGCGTTCCGTGACTCTGTAGAAAGTAGTCTGTTTAACCTTGGTAAGATATACGAGCAGAAGGAGCATAACGACCTAATGTACCCCAAGCCAACCGTAACAGGTAACTTCCAATGGAAGGGCGGACAATTGGATACAGAGGTAGAGTTTGTGCCCGACCCACAGGGGCGTTGGGTAGTAGCGTGGCAGCCAAAGCACGACGACAGAAACGTAAAGGTAAAACACCGCAACGGGCATTGGACAGCACCACACGGAAACAAGGGTGTTGGCGGGGTCGATAGTTATGACCTCGATGCTACAGTAGATGGACGAGGCTCGAAAGGCGCTTGTCATTTCTACAACAAGTTTAGTATGAACGATGTAAGTAATGTGTTTATTGCGGAGTATTGTTCACGCCCACCGATGGCTAAGATATTCTACGAGGATGTATTAATGGCGGCTGTGTACTTCGGCTATCCTATTCTTATAGAGAACAACAAGTACGGTATTGCACGTTATTTTGAGGAGCGAGGCTACCTCGAGTATCTATTAGACAGACCCGCACACTTAGGTGGGGCGGCAAGTAAGTCTAAAACCAAGGGTATCCCCTCTAACTCGGCTGAAGTAATTCAGGCTCACGCTATGGCTATTGAATCCTATATACATAATTATGTGGGAGAGAATATGGACACAGGGGAAATGGGTAGAATGTACCTCGACAGAACCTTAGAGGATTGGATTGGCTTCCGTATAGACAATCGTACCAAATACGATTTATCAATTAGTTCAGGACTCTGTTTACTCGCGGCACAAATTAAACCCAAAAAAGTAAAACAGGCTGACTTTTCTGACAAAAAGTTCTTCAGACGTTACAAGCCTAACGCTTAGGGAATTTTTCTTATCTTTGCACAATAGATAATCTTGTGCGAAATGAATAAGAACTATGGTAATTTCCCCGACCCAACAGCGAAAGCCGCTGAAAAAATGTCAAAGGGGTACGGTGCAGCCTACGCTAAGGCTATTATGGGACAATGGGGTGGAACAGAATCCACCACGTCACTTTATCAGAAACGATTAAAGGAGTTTGAACGCGCTCGTGACTATGCTCAGGGTACGCAGTCTACTCAAATCTACAAACAAATCCTAAACAGTCTTGACCCCAACGGTGGTCAGGGTACGCTGTTGAACTTGGATTGGACTCCCGTACCTATTGTACCTAAGTTCGTAAAAATCGTAGTTAACAAGATTCTATCTCGTAAGCCTTACCCTAACGTAGAGGCTATCGACCCGCTATCTCGCGGAGAAAAAGAAATGAAGAAAGCACGTACACGCGCCGCTATCGAGAACAAAGACTTCTTGAAAGAAATGCGGGACTTGGGTGTTTCTCTTAAAGATGATGTTGACGCACTTCCTGATACTCCCGAAGAGGCAGAAATCTTTATGGATGCTAACATCAAAGTGGCTGCGGAGATTGCAGCACAGATTGCAGCAAACCTAACACTTGAATGGAACGACTTTAACGACTCTACATTCCGTCGTGCCGTCGAAGACTTGGTTGTTACAGGTATGGCTGCTGTCAAGCGTGAGAACGACCCGAACCACGGTATCGTTGAGCGCTATGTTGACCCGTCACACCTTATCCACTCTTACACGGAAGACCCGTTTATGAAGGACTTGGTATACGCAGGTGAGATTCGTCGTATGACAATCCACGAACTAAAGCGTATTGCAGGTAACGAACTAAATGAAGAGCAATGGAGCAAGGTGGCTTCACAAATTAAAAACAAGTGGGGTAACGACGCAAGTAAACTAAGCAAGAATTATTACGACCAACGCACGGGTCGTCAAGTATACGGTTATGACGAATACTCATTAGAAGTGCTTGACTTTGAGTTCATCGGACTCGACGAGCAAATCTATGAGGAGAAAATGTCTAAGTATGGTAATATGGGCTTCTACTTTAAAGGTGAGGAGTACAAGATGCCTACTCAGTCTGTTTATGACCGCAACCCTGTCTTTATGAAGACTATGTGTCTGTACGGCGGTTTGTACGTAAGCGGCGCTAACTTACTATTGAACTATGGTAAGAAGCATAACCAACCTCGTAACATCCACGACTTATCTCGCACAACGCTATCTTACTCTATCGTGGCTACTAACTTGCGTCGTATGATGCCGAAGTCTATGGTAACGAGCATCATTGGGTTTGCAGACCAACTACAGATTACACACTTGAAGATTCAACAAGCCGTTGCTAAGGCTAAGCCTGACGGTATTATGATTGACATCGAGGGTCTTGACAATGTACAGTTGGGTGCAGGTGGTGAACTTTCTCCTCTTGATTTACAGGATATCTACGAGCAAACAGGTGTAATGTACTACCGCTCTAAGAATCCTGAAGGCGGTTTCCAAAACCCACCTATTCGAGAAATTAATAACACCATTCGAAACATCAACGAATTGATTGGTCTGTACAACCACTATCTTCGTATGATTCGAGATGCAACAGGTGTTAACGAGGCTATTGATGGCTCTACCCCTAAGAGCGATGCTTTGGTCGGGGTACGTAATCAACAAGCGTCAGCAGCGAATAACGCCTTATACGACATTACTCACGCATCACTTGTTCTTTACAAGCGTGTAGTCGAGGATGTGATTAAGTGTTTACAGATTCTACCAAGCGACTCCATCCTATACAAAACCTACGAAAAGGCTGTAGGTAATAGCGCAATGGATACATTAAAGGAGTTTAAGAAACTACCTATGTACAACTTTGGTATTATCGTTACAACTGAAATGGATGACGCAGACAAGGCTTACTTGGAGGCTAACATTCAACAGGCGTTGGCTCAAAAAGAAATTGACATCGAAGATGCTATTGCAATTCGCAGACTAAAAGACATTGACCAAGCAGAACGCTTGTTAATTGTACGTCGTGCTAAACGCATCAAGCGTATTCAAGATATGGCGGCTCAAAACTCTCAGATGCAGAGTCAAGCAGCACAACAGGCTACAGCGGCTAAGGCACAAGCAGATATGCAGGTGGCTCAGACTCAGGCTCAATTTGATATGCAGAAAAAGCAAATGGAGGCTCAACTTGAAATGCAACGTATGCAGATGGAATACCAATTTAAACTTGAACTCGAAAAAATCAGAGGTGCTAACGCACAACAGATTGCTCAGGCGAGTGCAAGTATGAAAAAAGAGGTTCAGACTATGCAGGAAGACCGCAAGGACGAGCGTGTGAAAAAACAGGCTACAGAGCAGTCTAAATTAATCTCTCAACGCAAAGGCGAGAGAGGCGAGTTGCAAAGCGACGATGACGACGATTTCTTATCATCACTAAATAGACTATAATGGCTAACCTACAGAACCCATCAGAATACCGCAGACAGACTTTTGCTCAGGACGGATTCCGTGTTGTAGATAACACGTTTTCTAAACCTGCAGGTGAAACGTATTGTGCTGTATACTGCATATCAAACACAACGAACACAGTATTAACCACAGCGACAGGTGACGACCTAAACGGAGAAGACTTGCAACAAGGGATGATTATCTATGGTAACATCACAAACGTATCAGTCGGCACAGGTAAGTTGTTAGCATATATTAAGTAATGCTGTTGGGGGTTACATTCGGTCTACAGTATATGACCGAGATGGGCAACCAAAACCTCTATGTTAGTTTTTTGACTACAGAGGACGGTCAACCCATAGTAGAGGAAGACGGCGATAACTTAATTAGAGAAAACCTATAATATGGCTAATACTAAGATTTCACAATTATCAAACGTAGGGAACGTAGACGGTTCAGGTATGTTCCTGCCCGTTGTTGATACCAACGACACTACACAGGCTGCTTCAGGTACTACCAAAAAGGCTGACCTCGAAATGGTTGTTAACGCTTCGGGGTACGAATTTACAGGTGGCTTCCAAGCGAAGTCTGACCTAACGGGATACGTTTGGGATTCAACAAACCAAGTCGCTTACACACAGGCTAACGCAGACAATGGGGATTATCTTCGATTTGGATTGAGCAATACTGTTCACCAAGCAGTTGACACTCCTTATTGGTCTGACCCTACGCCTAACCCAAATTGGCAGGGATACGGTATGTTTGGTGGTGACCACTTACCTGCGGGTAAAACAACAACCCTTATCAACTATACTTTTGACGGGTGGTCTTCTTCGTCTATGACGGGTAATCAGATTACAGACACAGGAACTATCGCTTTGGATGGACTATCTGTAGGAGACTTAGTGTCTGTTCGTTTTGACTACAATATCATCCCACAGATTCAAAACACCACTGTAGATACAGGGCTATGGTGGGCTACACGAGACAACACTGATGCTATTACATTTGAGTTTTTCCTTCAAGGAGGTACTGCATTCTTTGGTCAGGGAACAGTAGGTGTTAGTAAACTACAGCGTGTAACCTCAACGGCGTATCTTGCTTCTAATGAAGATGTTAATGCAATCGCACTACCTGTTATTAAAGCAGATAACCCTGTGCTTATTCAACCTTTATCAATGCTTGTAACAATTTCTAAATAATGGCTATTAGAGTAACACGTAACGAAGCAGGAAACTGTATTACATTTATTGGGTCTACAAACCCTGTATATTGGAACTCTTGTTTATCTGCTCAAATCAATGAGGACAACGACAACAACATTGACGTTATTAACGATATACGAAGCGTAGAAGAAGGAACTACTGTATATGAATTTTACAGCATTCCTTATACATCGTTTCAAGATAAAGATGGAAATGATTTTGACTCTCCGTCTGCAGCGGCTGATTATATTACACTTAATGCAAACGTTGTATCAAATACAGGTACTTTTGCATTTAGCCAATTGGACTTGTTAGACGCTCAAAGAGACTCAACAAATACAACGGTCTTGTTCAGCAATGGAGATATTCACGCTGTTAATTCTTTAGTTGCGTCTGCGAATGATAGCGGAACTATAGATGTTAAAACTGTACGAGGAAACAAAAGCATTTATACGGATATAAGACACTACAATGTTTCTGTAAACGATGGGGCTGTAACAGGTTTCAATACAGTTTCTGCCTGTGTAGACAGGCTTAATGAAGTTTTGTCGGGAAGTGCTATCGGCTCAGATACAGGTACTACAATCACCTCAACTACTACCACCTCATCTTCTGCTACATTTACAGTGTATGGAGACAGAATTACAGAAACAGGCTCAGGCGCTACATTAGGGTACACTTCTACGAGAGAGCAAGGAAACTTCGATACATCTAATGGTATTTACTCAAATCAAACAATTAGCGAAGCAGGTGAATACTTTGAGTTTTCTCAAGACCAAGGCGATTGGTCTGCAGGTCAGGGTATTTACGTTGGGCTATTTGATGAAACTACATACGATGTAGCAGACTTAGATGTTGATGTTGCGGGTAATGCTGTTAAGTCTATGCTTTACCTTAGACTAAAAAACAGTCCATTTTTGTTTGCAGACTCGTCAGACAACGGATACGGAAAGGTTGTTGAGTCAGGTTTTAACAACTCTCCTCAGACTAAGGAAACATTTAGATTAGGTTTAGACCAAGACCGTCGTGGATATATTGCATACGAGAAAACAGACGGAACATTTGAAGTCATTGGTCGTACTGCTACTGCTGTAGCCACAGGTACTGACTTGAGAATGATTGCTATTATGCCTTTGGCTAACGAACTAAACGGTATTCGCAACGCAACTGTAAACGAAGAGGTTCTTGGTGCTTCATTTACTTGGTACTACATTGAGTCTCCTGATGGTGAGTATACATACCCATTGTTTGATAATCAGTCCGATGCAGAAAGCGTAGATGAACTTTACGGTACTGCCTCATCGGGTTCGGGATTTGCAACTCAGCACACTTGGATTGACGAATTACCGTCTATAAATACTTGGTACAAACCAAATACATATGGTGCTGTAGATGCAAACTCAGCGCCAACGCCACCTGCGGGTATTACATATAATGAAATATCTACGGGAGACGATGCAGAATATGTACCATCTCAATTCAATCAGTCTGTTACTGTGGATGAGGGCGCAACTGTAAACTTACAAATTGTACCTTTAGGAGATGTTGCTACTTATAGTTTAACAAACATTCCTGCGGGGTTAGCGTTTAACTCTACTACAGGATATCTTCAGGGTACTGCTCCTGATGTTAGTGGAGATACAACAAGCAATCCTACGGATGTTTATAGTATTACAGTAACAAAGGCTAACGACTACGGGAGTAGTGTTGGTACTTTGACTTTTACTGTCAATAACTTAACAGCACCTGCTACGCCGATTAGCGGATTCACACATATATCGGGCAGCGCTACATTGGTTGACTCTGACACTCTTGATAATGGTTCTGCGGTTTCCGTAGATGACACGGTTCAAGATGGGTACAGATTTAAGATGACAGACTCGTATGTTACTACAAACATTCTCCCCGCTCTACAAGCGTCAGGAGACAAAGTATTTGTGGGCTTTGCAAGTAACCTATCAAGCGGATGGGGAACTATTGGTAACGGAGACTTTACAAATGGTTTTAGATTTGAATACGTTTCATCAAGCCAAGTTAAAGTTGCTCGTCTTGTAAACGGGGCAGAAAATAGCGCAGTTACACACGCTTACTCAAGCAACTTGGGTTACGACTTTTATCTTTCTAATGATGGAGGTGTTCTTGAAGCGAATTACAATCTGTCTTCTGCAAATAAGGATACAGAGGCTACGGCTGCTAATGGAGGTTCTTGGACTTACACTTCTACTTACGATACGGTTGTAACAGAATCTAAAACTATAGTAATCGCTGCTGTTGATACTCAGGTTGACATTTCTACGTCGGGCATAAGTGAACACGCTTTACCCGCTGCATCAACAAGCGCTACTGCTTGGACAAGGGCTATTGACTTTAGTGGAGGTAACGAAAGAATGCAACAGGTGAATCCTGATACAAACAGAAATGCTATCTATATGGGTGGTACTTCTGTAACGGTATCCGCTCCAACTACTTCGGGGTATACTGTAGGTAAACCTTGGGCTACTGCGATTGTATTTAGTTCAGACAAAAATTCATCTAACCAACACATTTGGAACTTAGGTGAAGGTGCAGGAAGTACGGACGATAACATTTATTTAAGAACAGACGCTACAGGCAAACTGTACTTCGGTTGGGGTAGAGATGGTGCTTTAAATGAGTTCTTAATACACCCTGCGAATACAGGTACAGGATGGACTTTAACAGCAGGTAATTGGTATGGAATTTATATTGCACATAACGGTACTCGCCTAAGCGGAACAGATGCTACTGCTGCTAACTTAGCCGCTGCATTTGACATTCGTTTAATGGGTTCAAGCGATAGTTTTACCTCGGGTTCAGGAACTAATCTGTCTACATCTTCTGATTGGGTTTCCACAGGTGGTAGAATGGACAGACAGTTTCAGGCAGGTACAGTTGGGTCTTTTACTATTGGTGGTCGTGGAACAAACAGAAACTTTCACGGTAAAGTTGCGAGTATGGTTGTTACCACGTTGAAAAATAACGTACTTATGCCTTCGTCAGCAGAGATTGAAGAAATGATTGTAAACCCTATGCAATGGATGACAGATTACAAGATAGGTCAGACGTTTAGACTACCGTGGAGTTCAAGTAATACTTCTTTTAACTTCTCAAAAGGAGATGGCTCTTCAGGTAGTTCTACTCAAATATGGCTTATGGGTGACGGTACTAATGACTCGTTTAATAATAACATCCGCAATCAAGCACAACCCGCAGATAACTCCAACGGAAGATTAGACTTTGTTGGAATGCAGTCTAACGACATTGAGACTGTTAGTATTAGCGGATTATAATAACGTAATTTTTCGTACCTTTGCATTATGGCGTTGAAAGCAAATTTAGATATAGCACAAAGACTTGACATCACCTGCAGAAAGGGCGATACGTTCGAGTTGGTAATTACAATCAAGGATTCTACAGGTGCAGGATTGAACTTAGACGAGTATGTCGATTTCAATCTTGATGTACGTCCTACCGATGAGGATACAGGTACTCCTGTACTTGAGTTTTTAATGGCGGACTTTAGCGGAACACCCGAGGGAGTATTGACAGCGACAAAGTCCTACACGGATATGGCTGCTGTAGAGTCGGGTACTTTTGTGTATGACCTTCAGGCTACCGACGGCAATAGCGTTAGAACAACTTGGTTCTACGGACTTTTTACAATTATTGACGACGTAACTCTCTAATAGTCAGATGGCTATAACTGCTAACATAACTGTACCCTCAAAAGGTAACAGCGTTTCCGTAACGCAACCTACTCAGTCTATTTCTGTATCTCAGAACTCTCCGAGTCAGATTTCTATTGTTGACCGTCAGTCTATTGTAGGTGTAGCCGCAGCATCAGACAAGCATTTTACCGCTACTATTAACGTTAACGATTGGACTGCAAACGGTAGCGAGTGGGAAACTACTATTACGCACAACCTAAAGAAAAAGCCTTCTGTAACTATCGTAGACTCATTTAATCAGACTCAGTACCCTGATGTCGAATATATTGACGATGACAGTGTAAAACTAATTGTACGCGGTCAATTCTCAGGGAAGGCTTACTTCAACTAATTTTCTTATCTTTGCAGATAGTTATATAACATAAACTTTTTGCAAATGAAATTCTTAAACAATCTTGACTTGCAAAGCAATGAGTTGCAGAACGCTGTAATTCATAACTATGCAGGTAACCCCGACGGAAACCTTAGTGGTACGGAAGGTCAGATTGTCTACTCAACTACGCTTGACGCTCTATTCTACAATGATGGTGCTGCTGCAACGAGTTGGGAGCAATTGGCTACAGGTACTTCTGCGGTTGCATCCGTAACGGCGGGTGATTCATCTATCGTTGTTGGCGGTACAGCGACTAACCCAACTATCGCTCACGCAGACACTTCGTCTGTTTCTGACCTTACTGCCTCGTCTCGTACTTACGTAGACGGTATCACATTCGATACTTATGGGCACGTACAAACTATTAGCACATCTACTGAAACTGTAACTAACACGGATACTACTTATTCTGTTAGTGTTGGTGCGGGTGCTGCAAACTCATCTACTATTGTCTTGACCGCAGGTGGCTCAGGCTCAGGTACTGACAGTATCGAAATCGCGGGTGGCTCTAACGTTACTATTAGCGAATCAGGTGACGTAATTACAATCGCTGCTTCTGATAGCAACGACATTGATTATGTAAACGCAGCATCTTTTGCAAGTGGTACTCTTAACCTTACAGGTGTTGGTAACGCAGGTGCAAGTGTGTCATTAGATGGTCGCTACTTATTGATTGGCGACGAGGACGCAGGTTTTAAAACTATTGCTGTTTCAGGTCAAACAAGTGTAGTTGCAGATGCTACTGATGATACATTGACGTTTGCTGCAGGAAGTAATATGACAATTACTACTAATGCAACTACTGATACAATTACATTTACCGCTAATGACAGCAATGATATTGACTACATTAGTGGTGCTACATTTACTTCAGGAACGCTAAATCTAACGGGTGTTGGTAATGCAGGTGCTTCTGTTTCTTTGGATGGTCGCTACCTTCAGTCTGAGTCTGATACTCTTGACAGCGTAACAGGTCGTGGTGCTACTACTACTAACGCGGTTACAGTTGGTGATTTGACTGTAAACGGTGACTTGACCGTTTCGGGTAACCACATTGTAACTCTCGCTGAAGAGGTTCGTGTAGAAGATAGTCTATTCGTTCTTAACCACGGATTCACAGGAACTCCATCTGAAGATGCAGGTCTATTAGTGGAGCGCGGAACTTCTACTAATGTAGCGATGATTTGGGACGAGTCTGCTGACGAGTTCGTATTTGGTACAACTGTTGAAGCAGGTGCTGACAATGAGTTGACTCTTGCGGGTACTGCTGCTGTTCGTACAGGCGCTCTTGAAGTTGACGGAACTCTTCAATTGGATTCTGTTGTCAACGCAGGTGTCGATACAGACAAGTTCCTTGTATTGGATGCTACAGGTAATGTAGATTTCCGTACAGGTGCTGAGGTTCTTTCTGACATTGGCGCAGGAACAGGTGCTATGGATGAGTTCAATGTTTCTGACGGAACTAACTCTACTGCAATTACCAATGGAGATACAATTACAGTTACAGGCTCAGGTCTTATCTCTGTAGCGGAAAGCGCAGGAACATTGACAATTAGCACTACTGCTAACAACTACGCTCACCCAACTCAGACTGCAATCAACGCTTCAGGAACAGGCGCAACAGTTGTTGATGGTGTTACCGTTAATACCTTGGGTCACACTACCGCAGTATCTACTCGTACTGTAACTCTTGCTGACCTTGGCTACACGGGTGCTACTGATGCAAACAACTATGTTCTACCAAACGCGACTACAACTGTTGTAGGTGGTGTTGAACTCGCTACTACGTCAGAGGCTTCGGCAGGAACAAGCAGTTCTCTTGTTGTTACCCCCGAGGGTGTTGAACGATTCCGTGCTGACCGTGAAGCAGTATTTACTATTTCAGGTGATGCTACAACTACCTCGTTTAGTTTAACTCACAACTTTGGTACACGAATGGTTATGGCTGAAGTTGTTGATTTCGGTAATAACGGTACAGGCGCTACTTACGAGACTGTTTACGCAGATGTAGAGAGAGATGGTGACAACACAATCACAATTGCTTTTGGGTCTGCTCCATCTGCAACTCAGGATTACAAAGTTATGTTGCGCGTTATTGCATAATAAATAACTTGTTTACTATACATAGAGGGCGGTGCTTGTGCATCGCCTTCTTTTTTTGTATATTTGCAGTACAATTAGATATCTATGAAATTCCTAAAAAACATCGAGGTTGGGTCTTCCCCTAACTTTACACTACCGTTATCTGACGGCTCTGCTAATCAGATTCTACAGACTAATGGCTCAGGTACTGTAACTTGGGTAGACCTACCTTCAGGTACTACAGATACAAACGACTATGTAACCGCGGCTGCGTTTAACACCACAACAGGTGTCGTAACCTTAACGGTTCAGAATCAGACTGCGGTAACCGTAAACCTTGATGGTAGATATCTAACAGCGCACCCTAACATTACAGCGGCATCAAGTGTAAACAACTCAGGCAATACATATATACAGGACGTAACATTGGACAGTAATGGTCACGTTACAGGTCTTACTTCTGCGGCTGTTACCTACCCGTTTAGCGAGTTTAATGTCGCTGACGGCTTTGGTACAAGTAATGCTGTTGCTGACGGCGGAACAGTTACAATTGCAGGGTCTAATGGTATTTATGTTTCAAACAACGGTGCGGGTGAATTTGACATTCAATTAAAGCACTTAGGGCTTCAAAGTCTTGCAGACCCTAACGCTGATAGAATCGCATTTTGGGATGACTCGGCAGGTGCATTCGCTTGGCTTACAGCGGGTAGCAACCTTACGATTACAGGAACTACAATTAACGCAACAAACACAAATACTACCTACACAGCAGGTGCAGGACTCGACTTAACGGGTACGGTATTTTCTTTGGAGTCTGACCTTCGCGGAGACGTTACCTATGTAGGTAGCAGTGCAAACGACTACATTCAGTTTGATGCGGGTTCAGGTACTCGTATGGACTTTTTTGTTAACGGCGCTATTGCAGGTGCATTCCGTAATGACGGCGCACCTGAGTTACATTGCGATGGAGATATTATTGCATATTCTTCTACTATATCTGATGCGCGTCTAAAAGAGGACGTAGAAACTATTGAAAACGCTTCTGAAAAGGTTTCTCAACTCAGGGGGGTAGAGTACACTTGGAGCAAGGGAAGCCGTAAGGGGCAGCGTGAGATAGGTTTAATTGCACAAGAGGTTGAGTCTGTAGTGCCTTCAATTGTCCGCGAAAAGGAACTTATATTGGTAGGTGGTTTAGATGATAGTTCTACATCATATAAAACCGTAGATTACGAAAAACTAATTGCACTACTTATTGAGTCTAACAAAGAACAACAGGACATTATTGCTCAGTTAGAGGAAAGGGTAATCGACTTAGAAAACAGACTATAATGGCTCTACAATCGTCAGGTCAAATAAAAGTTTCTGAGATACAATCAGAAATAGGGCAGACCGCCTCTTCCACGTTTAGTTTTGCAAACGCGGTTGCAGGAACGTATGCTACAATAAACACAGCGTCTGCTTTGTATCCAAATAACACCGAACCCCATCAAATTAGCGAATGGTATGGATACGACCATAGCGCATCATCTTACACTAACTCTCATCACTTGAGTTACGTTAGGGGTAATGCGTTAAAAAAATCTGCATTTACATCTCCATTTAATTTGAGTTCAAGTCAAGACCTAACTATATCCATGTGGGTTAGACAAGATGCTACAGCAGCAGCACAACAAAACCAAATTCTTTGGGATATGTCTACCAACAATACCACTTCAACAGATAGGTTTTTCTTGCAATACGATAAAAACGGTAACAGGTTTGTTATACGTTTTAGAACTAACTCTGTTAACTTTACTCTTAACTACGAAATAGAGGCAAACAACTCTTCTATGGGGTTGGGTACAAGCGCCTCTACACTTTGGTCAAGCACAAATAGAGGTAACGTAAACTCCGATGGATTCTGTTTGCTTACTGTTGTGTACGATGCCTCTCAGTCTACACCTGCAAATGCTTTTACATTTTATTGGAATGCAACAGAGGTAACGTCGCCTTCAGGCGCAGGTTCGGGAGCAAGAACAACAAGAGCGGTAAATTATATTACCTTGGGTAACAACAACCACAATCCGACTACAACTGCGGGTGGATTTGTTGGAGATATAGATGAGGTTAAGATATTTACTTCTGCTTTGTCTGCCTCTAACGTTTCTGCTTTGTACAACTCAGGAACAGTAGCGGACTCTGCAAATTCGTTTAGCACAGGATTGGCTACTGAATTTACATTTGATTCTGATACAGCAGACTCTGCGGGTCTTTTCCCTGCGGTTTCTACAAACAGTGCCACAAGAACAGCATATTAACTTGTTTTTTAAATATACCTTCGGTATATTAGTTACATAGCATTAAAATTTAATTTAGTTATGGCTAAAGCAAAAAAACTAACAAAGAAGGAACACGAAAGTCTTGTAAAGGCTATCGAATCATTGCGTACTAATGAGGGCAGGTTCAACTCTCTTGCGCGTCAGTTGGCTGAGGCTCAGTTTCAGTTCAGCGAGGCTAATAGTCTGTTGAAGAATGTGCAATCGGAACTTTCTGCATTGCAGTCTACACTTATGGAAAAGTACGGTAACGTTAACATTAACGTAGAGACAGGTGAACTAATTGAACCTGATAAAGAATAATCTAAGTGGATTTTGTGGTTAGTGGTTTTTACACTTAGAATACGAAGGGGGGCTTTGCTCCCCTTTTCTTTTTTTTATGTATCTTTGCATCTATGGACAACAGAATAAAAAACCTACTCAAGAAACATAGATTAGCGGGGGTAAACAAACCTAAGCGTACACCTCAGCACCCTAAAAAGTCACACATCGTTTTGGCTAAGGAGGGCAGCACGACAAAACTAATCCGTTTCGGTGAGCAAGGAGCGTCTACAGCAGGTAAGCCTAAAGCAGGTGAGTCTGACAGAATGAAAAAGAAACGTGCATCGTTCAAAGCGCGTCACAGAAGAAATATCGCAAAAGGTAAACTATCTGCGGCGTATTGGGCTAATAAAGTAAAGTGGTAATGGATAATATGTTTTCTGCATTGACCGCTTTGGTGGTTGGTATCACATCGACAAAGGCGTTTGACTACTATTGGAAGGTATACAGACACAAGTCTGACAAGTCTGACAATGTACTCGTCGCTAAAGATGAAACCATTAAACTGTTGCAAGAAAGAGCAGAAGATTTATTAGTCGCGTACAAAGGATTAGAACTGAAGCACGAAGAGTTAATGAAGGAAATTGTAGACCTCAAAATGGAGAATGCTACACTCCGCGCTGAAATCAAGTCTATGGGCGAACGTGTCTCTGACTTGGAAGCGGAAAATATAAAGTTAAAAACAATCAACGAAATCTTAAATCATAAGAAATAATGAAGATTAAGTATAACGAAGGTGGTAAAATGACCAACACCAAAAAAACTTATCCTGCACGTATCGAGGCTTTGAAGGCTCAAATTAGAGCAGAAAAAGACCCTGAAAAAAAAGCCGCTATGATGGAAGAGTTAAAGCGTCTGAGAGAATTGGCTAAAAAAGAAGCCGCTCAAATTCAAAGCGACACATTCAAAGAGAAAAATGCTCGTGGCGCTGAACAATCAGGAGACGCAGGACGCGCTCAAAGAATTAGAAGTTCTAAGCAAGTTCAAGGAGTAGGCGAAGTGGGAAGAGACGAAGAAGGCGCTCTTACATCACGTGCCGCTAAAGCAGGTGTTACTGTAAAAAGTAATAGAGGTAAGAGATACTTCGTGGGTGGTAAACTACCTAAGAAAAAGTAATGAAGAAAACAGCCTTATATTACAAGAATAATAAAAAGGCTCGTGATAAGAAGAAAAAGTACGACAAAGCATATAACGGACTTAATCTTCATAAAATCGCAAGTCGTATGAGAGCGCGTCGCAAACTGCAAAGTAAGGGACGTGTTTCTCCTAACGACGGTATGGATGTAGACCACGTAGACGGAAACCCTATGAACAACAGTATGGGTAACCTACGTGTAATTACCAAGTCTAAAAACAGAGCAAAGAAATAATGTCTAACAAGTTCAAACCACATATGATGTACAAGGGTAAGAAGTCTGTCAAGGCTAATACTATGAAAGACCACTTGCGTCTTGCTAAGCAGGGCTATGGTCACGAAGACCCGTACAAAAAAAACGACAACAAACCCAAGTTCGAGTTTGGTGGTAAGATGATTAGCGCAGATTCTGCTCGTAAAAAACTCAAGTCTGCCCGTGAAAAGAATGGATACAAAACATTTAAGGGCGGCGGTAAGGTAGAAGGCGGTTTTGAAGGCTATGAAAAAATAGCATCCTCTAAAAATTCAAACGTATTAATGGCTAAAAAAGCCGAACATCACGGTAAGCACACTAATGCTGAATACAAGTTTACTAAAGATAAAGAAGGAAACACGCATATGTATGCTAAGTTCGACAAAGGTGGTAAGGCTAAGTCTAAGGTAAACGAAGCAGGTAACTACACAAAACCTGCTATGCGTAAAAGACTGTTTGAAAGAATTAAGGCGGGTACTAAGGGTGGTCGTGCAGGACAATGGTCTGCTCGTAAAGCACAACTACTTGCTTCGCTGTACAAGAAGAACGGCGGAGGCTATACAAACTAATGGCTCTTTCAAAATCACAGCGTTCACTACGCAAATGGACAGCACAGCGTTGGACTACATCTGATGGCTCTAAGTCTGAGGGTAAGAAAAGGTATTTACCTGCTGCGGCTTGGGCTGCATTGACCCCTGCTCAGAAAGCAGCCACAAATAGAGCAAAAGCCAAAGGAAACAAAAAGGGTAAGCAGTTTGTAAAGCAACCAAAAAAGATTGCTGAATTAGTTAGAAGGTTTAGACGATGAGCAAGGGTACAAAAAATCCTAAACTGCAAAAGCAGATGATTAGGAGAAACAAACAGAAACAAAAGGCTAAAATTGACGTTGCCCGTAAAAAGTACGTAGAAGAGGTTAGCCAAGGTATACCTGAGAATACTACTATGATTCCCGAGGTTACTGTTACTGCTAAACCACTAATAGGGTTTAAGAATCAAATACCTACTGCCGAGAAAGCAAAAGGTTTTGGGGAGATTGCTACAAATATAGCAGATGATGCTTCAAGTAGCGTCAGGGTTAGCGACATAACTCGTGCTATTAGAACAAGCCCTGCATTCAACCTAATGAAAAGCGCCGCTCAAAGCCCAAGAATGAAAGCCATCGGTAGAATCTTTAAAAGAACAGCGAATATAGGTAGCAGGATTGTTGCTCCACCAATGCTTATTAATCCACTACAGGGTGATATCCACAACTTAGACCGCGGACCCCTGTCATAAAAAAAAGGGGCGATGCCCCTTTCTTGTTATCTATATGCTGAGAACTCATCCTTGACCTCAAACGAGGGACAAGCCTTTCTCGCAAACTCTCGGTGTCCATACACCTTGATATTTCCACCAAACAAAACATTAATAGCAGATACTAAACGTTGCATTGAAATCTTCTGTGCTTCTGTCCTTGTGTCTTTAGCGTCAATGTTTTCATCTACACCACCGATATAACAAATACCGATGCTACCTTGGTTTCTTCCTTTTGTGTGAGCGCCAATTTTGTCAAGCGGTCTACCTGCTTGGATAGTACCATCTAACTTAATTACATAGTGGTATCCACACCCATTCCACCCTCTATCTCGATGCCAACGGTCAATGTCGTTAACATCAAAGTCTTTTCCTTCAACTGTTGCTGAACAATGGATGATTACTTCTTTGATATTCCTCATAGTCGTCTGCCTTTAAGATATTGCTTTAGCATTGCGTTTGTCGCCCTGCGTCTTTCTTTGTACTCCTCAAAAGTTTCTCCCTCGAGTCTTGCGTTGCTCATACTTGCGTAACGCTCTTGTAAGATTTTATCCCTGTCCTCTACTTCGCTTGACATAGTTCTTGCTGTTTTTGCTTTTAGAGTTCTTTGACTTTGCGTGAACTCCTTTACGCTTTTTCTTAGGTTTGTCTTCCTTTAGTGTAACATTTCTCATTCCTCAGTCCAAATTAAAAATTGATATCCTACTCTACCTTCAGGGCTAACCTCGTGTACCAAAATGGTATCAAACATTGCATTAGTGATAAACAACGCTTCCCATCCATCTTCGTACTCTAACCAAATTGAGTCCGCTCTTTCTAACGTAAAGTAATCCATTAAGTCGTATTGCTCTTTAGTCACTTCAGATTCCCAAGCGTTTATTACCGTGTACCACACAGAATCCGTGGGCGCAACATCATACGATATATTGTTCTCTATACCACCATTACTCTCAACAAAACAAATACAGATTAGAAATAGAGTATATAACAAATTCTTCATTTTGATAATATATTATGATTAGTAACAATTCAAAGATACGGATTCTTCTTGTAAAAAACAAGTACCTTCTGTAAATTAGAATAAAGAAAATAATTTTTACTATCTTTGCAAGAGAAACTAATTCTATTTAATTATGGCTAACGAATTTGAAAGCGCTGCGGAAGAATTAGGTATTAACCTAAGTAGTACGCCACCAAGTTTTTTAACAGGTGAAGAAGCGACAAACGAAGAGCAGGTAGAGTCTACCGAACAGACTGAACAGACCGAAGAGGCTGTTGAGAATGTTGAAGAGACTGACGTTCTTGAAAATGAAGAAACACCATCTACTGAGGTGGAGGTTGCAGAAGAACCTTTAGATGAAATTGAAAAGGAACTTCTTAAAGACGATTCTTACGAGGAGTCTTATAGCAACGATACCGAGGAAGATAACATCTCTGATGAGGAGTATGAGGATATGCTGTTCCAAGCCGTAGGCGAAATGCTTGGCTTCGACGGACTGTCTAAAGATTCATTGTTAGAGAGACTAAATACGCAGACAGAAGCAACTGAACTTGACCCACGTGTTAAGGCTATTGCAGACTTTGTTGCTGAGACGGGTCGTGACCCGCAAGATTGGTTTACTTACCAAGCGATGAACCCATCCGAAATGGATGACATCACGGTAATGCGCCAACAACTAAAGCAACAGTATCCTGACCTGTCAGACTCTGACGCTGACTTACTACTTGACAACAAGTACAAGTTGGACGAAGATGTACACGGAGAGCAGGATGCACGATTAGGTAAGTTGCAGTTGTCGATGGATGCCCGAAATGCCCGTAAGGAATTAGAAGGATTGCGCGAGTCTTACAAAGCCCCTATCGCTAAGGAGACAGCATCTGAAGAACCTGCGGAAATTGAATCGCCTATTACGGCTGAGTGGATTAGTCAGATGAGTGCACAGGTTGACGATATGGAAGCGCTTGAATTTAGCGTAGGAAAGGATGATACTTTCTCTTTCGGATTGACAGACTCGTACAAGTCTTCTTTGAAACAAAGCCAAGCGAGTTTGGACGAATACTTCGACCAATACGTAGACGACTCAGGCAATTGGGACTTTGCAAAATTAAATGTACACCGTACTTTAATTGACAACATTGAAAGCATTGTAGACGCTGCATACAAGCAGGGTATTAGTGCAGGAACATCAAATGTAGTTAAACAAGCGGTTAACCCATCTAATGTAACGCCAAGTTCTAATGCAACGAGCGCGTCTTCGTCTGAGGACAAGGTTCGCCAACAAATACTAAATGCCCTGCAGGGTGGCGATGATACTCTGCGACTGAAATTTTAATGTTTAATGCCTAACTAAATAATACAAAAAAATGGCTTTTACTTCTCCGAGCGACTTTAACCCCGCTCTTATTCGTAACTTGGATATGACCAAGTATGTTTCACTCGGTGACTACATCGACGAGGTTAATAAACCTGATAACCGTGAGGCTCTTGTTAAGACTTACGGAAACCAAGGTATCACAGGATTCTTGCAAATGGTTGGTGCTGTTAAAGCACAGGCTGTTGCTGATGAGGTACAGTATTGGGAAGAAGCACGTTTGCACCAAAAGCAAACTGCATTGACTGATGGGACTACAGGTCTTATCATCGAAGTTGGTACTAACAGTGACGCTATCGTATGTCGTGAGAACGACGTATTGTTGAGCGGTTCTGACCGTTTCTACGTTTCTGATATCACAGGTAACCAAATCACTTTGGTTGCTCTTGATGGTTCTGCTACATTGTCACTTTCTGACAACGCTGCAGTTTCATTGGCTGTTATCGGTAACTTGTACGCTCAGGGTTCTGACCAACCAAGCGGTTCTTTCGAGGCTAACGTTGTTAAGCGTACTAACCCATTCATGATTATGAAAGAGGTTTACAAGGTAAGCGGTTCACAAGCAACTAACATCGGTTGGATTGACTTGGGTAACGGCGACTACCGTTGGTACGTTAAGTCTGAGGCTGACACACGTCAACGTTTCTTGGACAAGCGCGAAATGATGCTTCTTTTGGGCGAGAAGACTTCTGCTGTTAGCGGAATCTCAGGTTCTGAAGGTTACTTCGCTGCTATCGAAGACCGTGGTATCGTTGCTTCAGGTGCTGATGCTGACTTCGCTTCTTTGGCTGACGTTGATGCTATCGTAGTTGAATTGGACAAGCAAGGTGGTGCTGCTGAGTACGCTATGTACGTAGACCGCGCAACTGACTTGGCTATCGACGATATGGTTGCTCAAGGTGTTTCTGCAGGTACTACTGCAGGTATCGCAGGTCAATTTGGTGCTTTCAACAATGACAAGGATATGGCTGTTGCTCTTGGCTTCCGCACATTCTCTCGTGGTGGTTACACTTTCCACAAGCACGACTTCAAATTGTTGAACGACCCAACGTTGTTGGCTGACGCTGACTTCGCAGGTGTAATGATTCCTATGGCTAAAGTTGCTGATGCTAAGACAGGTGAGAAAGCACCTGCTTTGGAAATCAACTACAAGGCTACTAACGGATACTCTCGTGAAATGGAGCATTGGATGACAGGTTCTATCTTGGGTGCTAAGAATGCAACTGAAGATAGCGTACAGTTCAACTACCGTTCTGAGTGTAACTTGATTACTCGTGCGGCTAACCGTCACGTATTGTTGAAGAAGTAATTCTTAACAACATAGATTAATGAGAGCCTCCCATTCGGGGGGCTTTCTTTTTTATAAAACATTTTGTATATTTGCATTATAATTATTTAATTCTATTTTATTATGGCTGATACAGTTAAGCGCACAAGCGCAAAGAAACCTGCAGCAAAGGCTAAAGCAGCGGCAAAGCGCCCCGTAGCCAAAAAGAAGTCTGCACCGAAACCAACCGTCTTTTCTGTTGTAAAGGGTGGTGGTATCTATTACAAAATTCCTCAGAAGAACATTATTGTATTTGACGAAGAGCAAGGGTACAACCGTGAAATTCGTTATGCACGTGGTGAGCGTTCTATCTTCGTAGATGAGCAGTCTCAGTCTGCACGTCGCGAGACTATCGTTTTCCGTGACAAAGCATTGATGGTTCTTCCAAGTCAACCTGAACTCTTGGCTTACTTGCGTATGCACCCTGCTAACGTAGCGAATGGTGGTAAGATTTTCCAAGAGGTAAACAACGAGTCTACCGCAGAACAAGACGTAGAAAACGAGTTCTTGGTACACGACGCTATCGGTCTTATCCGCTCTACATCACTTGAAGAGTTGATGCCTATGGTACTATCATACGGTATTGACAGCGAGATGTCGTCTGTTGAGATTAAGAAAGAGTTGTTGAAGTTCGCTAAGTCTAACCCTAAAAACTTTATGGACTTGTTCTCAAGCCCTGTAGTACAGATTAAGGCTGACGTACTTACTGCGATTGACTTCCAAATCTTGGTTGCAAAACCCGATGGTATGTATTGGGGTGACAATAACGCACTTATCTCTCCTACTCCGATGGGACAGAATACAGTTGAGACATTTACTCGCTTCCTAATGACTGAGCGTGGCAACACAGTTCGTGATGAACTGCAACGCCAAATTGACAGTCTATAGTCCGATAACTCGATTAGAGTTCTTGAAGGGTCACCTACGGGTGGCTCTTCTTTTTTTTCGTATATTTGCATATAATAAAGCAAATAACAAATGGCTTCTGTTTACGAGGTATATAACATTATCAAAGACTTAGCGAATAAAGACGAGAGAGGGATGATTAGTCCTGCTCAATTCAACGCATTCGCAGGTATCGCACAACAAAAGGTTTACAACGGATTATTTGAAGAACTTCAAGATAATAAGCGTAAATCTATTCGTCAGGTTGATGCAGGTCGTGATAAGAACCGTGTAAAGCAAATACAAGAGGATTTAGCGCACTTCTCTAAGTCTGCGACCCTAACCTCTCCAAGCAACGATTTAGGCTCTTTTACGAAGCCTGAAGACCTTGCACGTATTATCTCCATGACTACAAGTGGAGATTGGTTCTTAGACCAAACTACATCTAACAGAATCCAAGCGGTGTATGACGAGGAAAAGATTGATATGATTCTTCAGTCTACACTATCTGTGCCTACAGAGGACAACCCTGTAGCACTTGTGTCGCAGAACATCCAAGTGTTCCCGACATCAATTAGAAAGATTAAAGTTCGCTACTATAAGCAACCCGAGGGTATCAACCCTGTTACAGACGCTCAGACTGCGCTGTTGCCTAAGTTTGGGTACACTACAGACGCTAACGGAGTAGAGGTGTACGATGTAAACACATCTGTAGACTTTGAGTTGCCGTCTCACTATGTGCCTGATTTGGTTCTTGAGTTGGCGAAACTAATAGGAATCAATCTTCGTCAAGCAGACATATTCCAATATGGAACTTCCGAAGACCAACAGAAAATGATTAGAAGATAATGGCTCGTAACACTGTAACAGTAAAAGAGGTTGTAAATGACTTCTTGCTAACACTATCAGAGGACGACTACGTATCAAACGTAGCAGACTACCACGTGCATCAATTGGCTTTGCGTGGTATTCGTGAAATGGGCTTCGATGTAATGAAGCGTGTAAAGTCCCTAAGTCTTGAGGTATCTGACAACAATACAGTTGACCTACCTGATGACTTTGTTGGTTTGTTACGTGTTGCTGTTGCAGGGTCTGACGGCATTGTGTACGTCCTAAAAGAAAACAAAAACATTAACATCGCTCAGCAATACAAGGAAGACTCTTTTGGTAATCCTATTGACAGCGATAGCGACGGAGTCTACGATAGAGAAGCGTCTACCACGGTTATCAACAACATTGGTGGAGACAACGCAGACAACTACGAACACCGTCAATACTTATACGAGTCTGCAGAAGGTCGTACCTACGGTTATGGTGGCGGTAAGGGAATCGGACACTACCGTTTGAACTACGAGCAGAACAGACTCGAACTAAACTCATCTGTCGTAATCGAGGACGTTGTCGTTGAATACATCGCTGATGAGGCGCGTAGCACTAACCCATCTGTACACGTTTATGCAGAAGAGGCGCTACGTAACTACATCTACTTAAAACTCATTCAGCGTAAGTCTAATGTACCTGCTGTTGAGAAGCAGATGGCTCGTCAGAACTACTACAACGAACTGAGAATTGCTAAGTCTCGTATGAACGCATTCAGCAAAGAAGAAGCATTGAATGTGATTCGCAAGAACTTCAAGCAATCTCCAAAATACTAATAGTCTATGGGCATCAATACCCTTACACCTCGCTATCTAAACTTAGATAACGATAGCCGTATTATCGCTGCACAGGAGATGATTGACGCACAAAACGTGCGTATATCTGCTGATGATGATGGTAACCAAGGTGTAGTTAAGAATATCGCAGGTAACACTAACCTGACAGGTAATGGATTGGGATACTCTTTTATAGGCAACACAAACACTATAGTCGGTTGCTACGAACACGAGGGTACTAACAGGTTCTTTGTATTTGTACACGGAAGCGTTGGTACACACACTGTATACGAGTTAGAGCAGGGTAGTAGTACATTTACTAAAATCATTGAATCCGCCAACATCCTTTTGTCAGGTGAGCCATTGCATATTGATGGTATGGTAATTGATGAGGAACTTCACTTGTACTTTACAGACGGTGTAGAAAAGCCTCAGAAGATAAACGTAGACACAACGGTAGCAGTAGGCTCTTATCCAAGCAGCCAAAACGAAGCGTCTGTTATGAAGCCAAGTCCCTTTGCGCCTATCGTATCCTACACAACAGACTCAAGTAAAAAGTCTAACGACATCGCAGGTAAGTCTTTTCAGTTTGCCCTTCAATACGTATACAGAGACGGAGAGGTTTCTGCTATTGGAGAATACTCTGAAAATACAGTGGGATTTAATACTCTTAACAATGGTTTTGATGGCGCTGCTTACGACTCTAACTTCAACAAGATAGAGGTGCAGATTGGCGGCGGAACTTTAGGTATGGGGTTAGGTTCTACTATACCAAACCTAAGACTATTTTTTAGAGATGTTTATGACAACACTATGTACTATGTTGGTGAGTACAGTTATTCGGAATTGTTTAATGGTGTAGACTTTTACAACGATGGCTCTTACGCTGTTGTGTCTGACGCTGAATACAACAAACTGCAAGATGCAGTACCTAAAACTGCTAAGGCTCAGACAATTACGGCTAACCGACTAATTTATGGTAATTATACAGAGGGATTCAATAAACCTACATTGACCCCTACGTTGACTGCTGTATTGGACTCTTCTCTTGAGACTCCAAGAATGACAGAGTCTACAACGTATTCACCTACAGTTGTTAGTATAGATACTTCAGAGGTTGAAAAACTTATAGATGGCTCTACGGACATAGAGACTATTACTAAGTTTAAGATGGCTAAGATAGGTCTTAATCCCGTGGTAAATACTTCAAGTACACACGACGTAGAACTTAGACAAACAAATGGTGCTTTGGTTGGTACTGATACAGTTATAGTCAGACTTGGGCTTGGTACTGCTGATATATTTAAGTCTAAAACAATTACAGCACCTACGGATATATCTAACTTTAGAACTAAGTTAGCAAATGCCCTTAACAACGAGACATTTGAAGTTGCTATAGAGCCTACACAGTCAACGGTTATTACAATTTCTTCTACGTCTTACTCGTTGTATTTTGCAGGTACTGCAACTTTTTCCATTAGTGCTTCAACTACATCTACGGGGATTGATATAACATTTGAATTAGAGTCATTTAATGTTCGTACTGCAAGAGTAGCAAGTGGTGGCGTTAACAGAGATGACCTAAAATCAAGTCTAAACATAACAAGTGGAATTACAACAGGCACAATAGGTAGTTGGACTACAGAGGATGGTCAGTCTGTTGCTTACATATCTCACGACAACCAAACGTTTAAAGCGGGTGAGTCTCACTCCTTTGGAGTTGTTTTTGAAGACGAATACGGAAGAACTACGGGTGTTCAAGAGTTGGGTTCTGTATATATACCTACATTGGGCGAAAGAAATCCCGATGAATTAGGAAGCGCATCAGTAGATGTTAGTTTTACAGCATCAGGACTTGACTCAGACCTTAGAAGATTTTTCTATGTATACAGCGGTGGTAACTCTATAGAGGACTATATCCAATACTCTGTTGGTCACGCATATGTTGTAGACAACTCCGACAATGAGGCAGGTAATTCAGAGGCTATATACCTTGGTCTTAGAACTCTGCAGGGTAAAGACCAATCCTACTCAGGCGGAGATGGCGGCGCTGACTTAACATACTCATTTACAGAAGGTGACAAGTTAAGAATCTTGTCATACAAAGATGGGGATAGTACAATATACCCTAAAGACTATATCTTTGATGTAGTAGGACTAACTACATTAGATACAAACATATTTCCTACAGGTCACGGTCATAGCGACTTTGAATCTACAGGTGACTTTCTTCTTTTGAAAAACGCTTCATACAGTGACTTTAACAGAGACGCAGTAGATGCAAATACAGACCTTTGGGATAGCGAGTGTATTGTAGAAATATACACACCTAAAAAAGAACAGACTACCAAGATATACAGAGCAATTGAGGGCAAGTATGAAGTAAGCACAGATATAGGCAATACCCATAATTTAAAGCAGGGTAACGCTTGGTACAAACAAAGAAACATTAAGTTTACGAATGCTTCCGACGATACCCTTAGTGACAACCTAAGATACGTTGAGTCTATTCAGTATTCTGATTACGATAAAAACACAAAAGGAGACTTGGGCGGTAAACCTTACGCTGTGATAAACAATGAAAGAGAACACCACAGAATATCTTCTCTTACTTATTCAGAGCCTCAGTTAGCGGATAGCGCACAAACAAACCTTTCTTCGTTTAACAATAGTCTTGCAAACTTTGCAGACTACGAAATGAACTATGGTGGAATTTTCGGTCTTTGTGATATGTCTGACAGTATAATGGTGCTTCAATCCGACAAAGTGTCTCGTATTCCTGTAAGCCGTCAAATACTCGCTACGGGTACAGGTTCAGAGTTTGTTACTCAGTCTACAGACATTTTGGGTCTACAGCAACACTATGGCGGTAACTTTGGTATCAACGAAGACCGCACGGCATTCCTGAAGGCTGACGGTACTGTATACTTAGTAGACGTTACTCGCTCTAAGATTGTTGCATTAACAGAGCAGGGTGTCAACCTACTTTCAGACAAAAGCGTATCAACTTTTGTTGATGAGCGTAGCAAGTCTATGTTGGCTGATGCTGATGGATACTATGTGTCTATTGGATATGATAAAGAAAACAAAGAGGTACTATTCTCTTTACAAAATAAACCACTTACCAATACTAAGTCTTTGGTATACTCTGTTGGTCTTGATAAGTTTACTACGTTTGTAGACTACACAGGAACGTTCTACGGAACACTTGGTAACAGATTCTTCCAAATAAGAGACAATCAAGTATGGGAAGCGGAACAAAACTCTATATATGGTTCGTTCTTTGGGCTTCAGTACGATGCGTACATTGAGGCTGTATTCAACCAAGACCCTACTTCTCGTAAGGTATACAACGCAATCGGAGTGGATGCTACCGCTAACCCGTCTGCTACTATTACTACTATAGACCAAGAGGTATCTATGCCTGAAGGCTTATTCTCTTTGAAAGAGGGAGTGTACTACGGTCACGTACCACGTGAGGAAGGTACTTCTCAGTTTGTAGTTCTCGGCGAGGTACAGTCGGAGAATGACCCTGAGATAACTATGAAGGCTAAAGTAAACAGACTACCTTTTAGACTCGGTGGAGATGTCTACAAACTTGACGCGGGTGTGTTCACACAGATTGCAGGAGTTACTGCAGACAGCCTTGTTAGTCCTCGTGTATTGTCTATGTCAAATGCAGGGGCTGTAACGGCAGGAGATGAGATTGCTGTAAAAGGCGCATCAGTAGATGGCGACCCAATCAGAGGCGCTTACGCTGAGGTCAAACTAACATTTAATGATGCTACGGCATTTGAACTATTTGCTGTGTCTGCACACACGTCAGAAAGCGGATTACACAACAATAGTCAACAATAATTCGTATATTTGCAATTGGTATGAAGGTAAGAAAAAAAGACGGAGTAAAGTATGGGCTTGGCGGTAACGTCGGCAAGGCGGTTGCAGGAGCAGCAACGGGTGCATCGGGTGGTGCTTTTGTTGGTGGTGCTTTACAGGCTGTAGCAGGTATTGGTCAGACCATATATGGTATGAACCAACTCAAGAAGGCTAACGCTCAAATGGATGAGTTATTAGCAGGTGCGCCGTCACTACGCTTACCATCAGCATATGAGGAATACGCTCAGAGAGCCTTAGACCAAGCAGCCTTACGTCAGCAGACTCAGGCTATTAATCGTCGTTTAGCAACCTCTACAGATGCTCTAAGCAAAGCAGGTGGTCGTGCTTTATTGGGTGGTCTTCAGTCGCAGGTTACTGCCGCTAACGCTGCAGAGGTTCAGGCGCAGGACGCTCAGAGACAACGCGAAATGACCGCCCTACAAACATTAGGTGCTGCTCAGGCTCAAAACCAAGGACTAAAAGAAAACAGATTCCGTATGCAATATACCGCTGCGGATGCTGCTAAACAAGCGGCATTGGCTAACATTGGTGGTGGTATTGGTGCTGCCGCAGGTGGTTTTCAGCAGTCTGCAGGTTCGTTTGATGGATACGCCAAAGGTGGTTCGTTAAACGGAAAGAAAGGCGGTAAAACACAAGGAGAATTTTCACACGCTAAAAACCCTATCGACTTAGTACAAGACGGAGAAAAAATAGGCGAGGCAACAGGCAACGAAATTATTTTGAACCCTACTCAAGCCAAGGCTATTAAGAAGGAGTCTAAATACTTCCGCAATCTATTAAAAAAGAAAAGATTTAAGTAATGGCTGACGGTACAACAGGTTTAGGACAAAGTACAACTGTATTCGATTTTACAAAACTCGGACAGACAGGGTTGTTTATGGACGAAGCGAGAAGACAACGCAAACAACAGTTTGTGAAGGACAACGCGACCCTATACGAAAGCATTGACACCCAAGGTATTAGAGAAGTTGATAAGCCTTACATAAACGAGCAAGTAGAAAATGCAATGGAATTATCTGCTCTTGCACAAAAAACTCGCAACCCTGAAGATGCACAAAGAGCGCGTTTGGCTATGGACAAGGCTTCTCGTTTGGCTAAAACTTCTCAGACTGCGTCATTGCAACATTTTAATACTTTTGCTGAGTTTAAAAAAACGGCAGAGTACAATCGTGACCCCGAGCGTTACGAAAGATATTATAGAGAGCATCAAAATGCTACTGCATTTACATCCAACAACGACGGTCAAATAAGTACAGACAACCTTTTATTTGAAGCGCCAACATTTCTTGAGGTGGAAAAAAATATGGCGGACTTTATTGGTGTTGACGCTACTAATGTTATTAACGCTTCTTACGAGCGTACCGCTTTTAGCACCACACATAAAAGTGGGCGAATAGAAGGAGAAGATAAAGCCGAGATAAACGTAGAAAAGAAAGATGCTGCTATTCAAGCATTGTATGAAAGCCAAATGCACGGCAACACAGACTTTAGAGAGGCTGTCGAGGCTCAGGTAATGGCTGATTACTTTGGTACAACTGACCTTGCTACACAACAGACGGCTAAATTCCAAGAAATGAGAGAGTATGGTCGCGAACTTACCGACCAATACGGAGATGACATTGAAGCCCTAAGAGCAGACAGAAGATTTATCAATAACCCTGTTGCATTGGCTCAAGCAGAAGAGGCTTACTATATGGAAAACAGCATAGTAGAACGTGGATACGAATTGTACTACGACGCTGTTGCTGCTAAGGCTAAAAAAGGTACAAACTTTTCTGAGGTAGATAATTATGCTGCAGGAGTTAAAGGTGAAGGATACGACCCTAATAAAGACTACGCATTAAGTAGAGGCGCTACAGCAGAAGAGGCAATAGGCGGTGACATTAAAATCAAGGATAACGCAATGGAGCATTTAGAAGGCTCTACAATTGGTTATTCTTCTATGGAGGGTATGAAACTCCGTCCACGTGGTTCGGGTAGTAAAAAGGTTATTGTAGGCGGTGTGTTGGCTCAGAAAAAAAGCGATGATACGTATGAATTTTTTGCAGTAGAATACCAACCAAGCCCTGACATTTTGACTAAAATTGAAGAAGGCGGAGATGCTGCGGCTTTATTGGCGACAATGGAGGCTAATATAGTGCCGCTTAGTGCTGCAAGTGCAGGTATTCCTGCAGGACAAATACCACAACTAAAGCAGAATGCGTTTGAACAAGCAGGTGGTAAAGGTAAGTATACAGACCCCGAAAAGTCTAATAAAGCACCACGTTAATAGGTTGTTTTTTAAATAGTTTTTTCGTATATTTGTGTTATCAGAAACAAATGATGACATCATGAACGAGGAATACTTAGAAGAACTATATAGTTATATATCCAAACAAGACGAAACATATTCTCAAGACGTTTCGTTTGAGGACTTTGCTCAGAAAATGAGCGATACCGAATATGCAGAACAGATTTACGACTACATAGGCACTACCGACGACACGTTCCAAGATGATGTATCACAACAAGACTTTTTCTCTAAAGTCGGCATAGGGTCTGAAAAAAAAAATTCAGACTCGTCCTTCGTGGAAGATTCTTTGGACTCTACTTCAGCAGAATCTTCATTGGATTCTCTATTGGAAGAATCTACTTCGGAGTCTACCGAAAAGACTGATTATTGGACTGAGGCTGCACGTGAATATGCAGAATCAGACCCCCGTGGTGTAAGAGATGCAACCGCTATTTTAAAGCACGAGGTTGAAGTCGACCCTACCATTAAATATGCTGAATTGACCGACGAAGAATACAGGGCAATGGAAGCAGGTATGTCTCTCGAGGATTACAGGGAGAAACAATTACTTGAAATATCATATGGAAGTCGTCATCTTGAACACAGTTTATCGCAACTCCAAATAGCAGAAGAATTTTGGGTAGACCGTTATTTTAAGTACCACGCAGGTAACGAAGATTGGGACAAAAACATACCCTACTCTAAATGGAGTCAAACAGATGAATTTGGTACAGCATATACTGATGCTACCGTTGTAGCAAATGGTAATATGTTTCTTCCATTAAATGCCCTTGAGTATACACATCCTCATCCGTCTCAACATCAGCCTCCATTTGTAAAAGACGCAAACGGTAAGTTAGACATTATGGTTAAGGCTATCCGTCAAGCGGAAAGCAAAGAAGATGTTATTAGGCTTGTGCGCCAATTACAGGGGGGACAAATAAACGGAGATAAAGCACTTTTAGCGGCTTACGACGATAAAATTGAGTTACACAATGAATATTATGGAGGGACAGAACCTTCTGTTTGGCTTTTAAATGAGTTTCTTGACGAGGGGGGAAATGTATTTGACGAGTCTGCTGTACATAAGAAAGGGGAATATTACTCAACAACCGTCAAAGAGATGCTTAATATTGGTCACGAACCTACCCCTGATGATATAATAGACCTTCGCACAGGCGAGTTTATCGGAGAGCCTACACGACAAACTTTCGGGGAACTGCAAGTTATTAGCAGATACAATGCAAAAAGATACGCAGAAGATGTAGAAGACGCTGAATGGTGGGATGATAATCTTGGTGCTTTCGGTAACTTTATGTACGACTTTGGTACGGGTGTTATGGACTTGGGAAACAGTTTCCAATCTCTGTACGACAGACACGGCGCTGCAGTAGATATGTACGACAACTCATTCCGTAGTCAAGCCAACCTAAAAGAAGGTTGGGACTTAACGGACGACGAAATATCAAAAGGCGTTTCGGAAAACCTTGCAGAAGGAAACCTTAGGGCTGCTCGTGCTATGTTCTATCACCAAGCCGCTCAGACTGCACCTCAGTTGATAGCACAAGCGGCAGTAGCATACTTTACACGTGGGTTGGGTAACTCTGTTATGTTATGGAGTTCTTCTGCATTTATGGGTCTGTCTACGTTTGGTAGAACTTGGGCTGACACGTACGGAAAACATATGGACGATGGAACAGCATTCACTATGGCTCTTGGAGATGCCGCTGTTGAATTGTTCTCTGAGCGTGTGTTTGCATCGGATATTAAAGCACTTGCAGGTAAAGGTGCTTTTGCAAATATGAGCCGTCAAGAGATTAAGCAGACTCTGTTTAAGAAAGGTTTGCTGTCCAAGGAACTAAGAGACTTTGCAAAAGATGCAGGTCTTAAATTCGTAAAGCAAGGTTCTGAAGAGGCTGTAGAAGAGATTATTGCAACCGTTGGTTCGGGCGTGGTTCACTCCATTGCAAACGACGAAGAGATGCCTAACATCTATGAATTGCTTGACTCTGCTATTGTAGGGTTTGGTATGGGTGCAGGTTCTACATCTGTCAAAGCGGCTATCCAAGGACGTGGTCTTCTTACCGCAGGTGTTTCTGCTATGGGCTTTGGTGGTTTGCGTAGCGACCTTATTAAGATTCGCAATAACAAACAGAAACTTGCTGAGGAACTACGCAATACTACAGACGCAAGAAGACGCGAAGCGATACAGACTAAACTCAAAACTCTGTCTAAGTTGGAGATTCAGATGCAGACCGAAATGGAAGGCGTCTACGAACAATACACAGACGAGGATGCTCAGCGTACCGTAGAATTAAATCAAGGGCTTTCTGAGAATATGCGTAGGTTACGCCAAGAAAAAAGCCTAAGCAAAGAGGAAAGAGCGCGTCTACGTGCGGAAGCAAAAGAACAATACAACTCTATCAAAGCGATTGAAGCCAAGTATGAGCCTCAAATCGCTGAAATGAAAGCGCAAAAACAAGCAAACTCTGAATTTGTAGGCGGTATGACTACGAGTATAGAGGTTGATGAAAATACAGAACTGCCTGACACACCACTTATGCGAGGCATTAAAAATGTGGCTAACGTGTTTAAAGGCGAAGGCAAGGTATTCTTGCACAAAAACTTAGACGACGCTGAAGCAATCTCAGGAGTAGACAAACAGACTCTTGCAGGTTCTAACGGTTTTTATATGGCTGAGGATGGGTCTATTCACATTATGGCGAATATGGCTCAGAACAACACAGCATTCCACGAAGGATTCCACAAGATTCTACGCAAGGTAGACCCTAAGTATGCTAAGCGATTTATAGACGCAGCATTCAATGGTATGGATAGAGCGACTCGTGCTAAGTATGTCCAAATATACAGAGCGGCTATGAAGCAAGGCGGTGAAGCCTTGGCTATCGAGGAAACATTCGCTGAAATGGCTGCGGATATCGCTGTAGGAGACATCTCTATGGAGGGAGCAGGGGCAAGTGTTGTCCGTGCGGGTATGGAGAGTCTGCGTAAAACTGTTGGCGCTGTCCTTGGTATCAACCTAAAGCGTAACGGTACGTTCTCACAGTTCGCCAAATATGTCGAGTCTGTAGCAGGTGACTTCCAATCGGGGCAGATGCTTACTGAGACTATGGGTCGATTCGGAGAGAGTAAGGTCAAGGAAGGTACATTCTTCCAAGTTAACACCTCTAACACCCTTATGGGTAATTGGCTAAACGAAAGATTCGGACTAACGCCTAATGTAAACCCTGACACAGCGAAAAGAAGCGTAACAGAAAAGAACATTGACAACATTATCCAACAGCACGAGAAACTCGAACTTAACGAGGAGTCTAAGGCTTGGGGTAATTGGTATAGAAACACATTGTTGTTTGGAGTTCAGCAGTCGGGATTCTCTGCACTTGATGTAGTGAACTCATTGCTTGACGATAGTATGTCTTCTGAAAACATTGACCAAGACACATTGGATGGCTTGAAAGTTTTAAAGAATATGGGCATCCTAAACAAGATGAACGTAATCGTAGATGATGGTTCTTTGTCAGACCACATATTCCAAGAAGAGAATACTAAACTATATGGTTTTTGGAATCCTTACTTAGACAATACTATTGTCGTAAACCAAGGCTCTGAAGGTGTAAAGAACTTTAACGACTTTGCATCAACATTGCTACACGAAGCAATTCACGGATTTACCTCGTTGCAACTTGAGAGTAATCCTGCGTTTAGAGAGACTTTGGATGCTCTTATGGCTGACGCTAAGTCATTCATAGAGAACAGCCAAGACGAACGCTCTGAGTCGCTTTTGGGGCAGTATGGGTTTACCGACGTGCACGAGTTTGTCGCAGAGGCATTCTCTAACCTAAGATTCCAACAGACTATCGGTAGTATCCCGTTAGATAGCAAGACTCAAAACCTCATAGAGAGCAAAGGGTTTACCCTCACAGGGTCTACTCTGTTTGATGCTTTCAAGGCAATGGTTGCTAATCTAATCAAGACGGTATACGGAGACTTCGGTGTTGTTGAAGGTACTTCTATCTTAGATGCTATTGTAGATGTAACATCACAGAATACAACTAAGACTTACATTGATGCTGCAAACGTAAATCAAAGGTCTGCAAATGTATTCTTCCAACTATCGGAAAACAAACTAAAAGATGACAATAGCCAAGGGGCGCTTCAGCATCCCGTTAAGTCTAAACTTATGGCTAAGGTTAAAAAGGCTACTATCAAGGTTGCTAAGGGCAAGACCTTTGCAGGTTCGTTCATTAACGAGGATACAAAGTTCACAAACCTTGCTACAGTAGTACAGAACTTCGAGAAAGAAAACGGCAGACCACCTAAGATTCTATTTTGGATGGGTGACCAATCTGCTCGTGGTACTTACACCACGTTAGATGGTACTAAGATTGAGTTAGAGGGTGGTATATCATTCTCTCAAGACCCTGCTAACACAGACAAGGGAGTGGTATGGGCTACTAACAAAAACAACAACGAGGTTCAAGGTCTTGTGAAAGATGCTGACATCGTTGCTATTGTATCAGGTAAACCTGAAACGGGTCACAGATTCTACAAAGGTACATCAAGGGTGGTCTACACGGAGTTAATGGAAGCGTTCAATAGAAACAAAGGAAAGTCTATTGAGTTTCCTGCTCGTGGTAAGAAGTTTAACATAGATGTTCCAACTGAAGGATTTACAGACCCATTACAGGCTATCAAATTCTTCTATAATAGTTTAGCAGAAAACGGTAAAAAACCTGCTGCAATTTACAAAGAGTCCAAAGAGGATAAGAAAGAGGGTCGAGGTAACTTTATGGAAGAAATCGCAAAGCACGACACACTTGATTCTTATTTAGAGGAGTCTAAAGGAGACAGAATGAGCGGCTTGGATATGTTCTTAACCACAAGTGGTGAGATGAAAGCCTTTATGGAGAACTTGGGAATGAAGTCTGATTTCGATTATCAAAACGATATGCGAGACGGATACTTGGTTGAAAACGAGTTTACCACGGGAGACATCTATGCGTTCTACGAGTTTGAAAGAGACGCTGACGGGAGAGTAGTTACCCAAGACGGAAATCACTCCACATACAGCACAGATATTAAAGGTAAGGCTCTTGGTATTGCTAACAGAAAGGATAACATATATCAAATTGCCGACCTGTCAGCATCTACTACAACAGAAGTCAAACTTTCGGGTAAGCAACAATTAGAACTATTGGTTGAGGCAGGGGAGTTAACCCAAGCGCAAGTTGACGAAATTAACGCCATCGAAGACGAGAAAAAACGCAACAAAGCAAAAGGAGACATTATACGTAGTGTTGCAGGAAGACTAAGAGGGCAGGGCAAGACTTATTTAGCAGACAGACTCACAGCAAAAAGCGGTTATGTCTCTGCAGAAAAAGCGGGAGACAAATCATTGAAGCGTATTGTTTCTGATGCAGGTACTTCTTACGATGGAAAAACATTATTAGAGTCTCTAATCGTTGGTCAGACTTTAGAGGGTCGTATGAATGTCTTACAAGAGGCTGCGACTCAGTTGACCGAAGAAGGAAATGCTAAGGTTCGTGAGTTTAAAAACAAGGAGGGTAATTTTGAAATGCTGTCCCTACCTGTTGGTATGGTATTGGAACGTGCCGCTGAGATTGAGGGTGTATCTTTCAAGGATATGCAGGAGTCTGTTAACCCCGAGACTAAGCGTAAGGCAGGAGTCTTCTTCCAATCTACAATCATTACAAGCATTGCACAGCGCATCCTACTCGGCGAAAAGAAGGCTGATATCATCGCCTCATTACGTGCTAAGGGTATGAGCCGTGCTGATGCTAACCTTATCTACGCTAAAGCATCACAGAATGCAAGAGGCGTTAAGCAAGGTTGGAAAGAGGGAACTCGTGAGCGTTCTGCTCAGTTGGCTGCGAAGCGCAAAGCAGAGCGTAAGGCTGAGTCAAGCAAGGCTAAAGACCTACGTAAGAAATTAGCGGCTGTCCTCAAGACAGAGAAGAAGGTAAACAGAAACATTATCAACGAGATGATTCGTGTCATCAAAGAAGCAGGGGTAGAGATTAAGCCTACTCAGGTTGCTCAGTTGATTCGTACTGCAGCCAAGGTTGCTAAGATGAAAGGTCGTAATGCTGTTGACCCCGATATTAGATACGAGGTACTGAACTCTGTTGTTGACAAAGTTGTTAAGATTGTAGAGAAGCAGATGGATGCTAAAGGTCTTAACGATTACATCAACCAATTGAAGCGTGTAGAGAAAGCACAAAAAGATTTAAGAAACAGATTTAAAAAACTAAAACCTACATCACGTAGTCCTCTCATTAGTTATGCAGAACAGATTCTTGATATTACAAGTATTAACCCTGCTCTACTAAGTGCAGAGAGTTTACAGTTATTAGAGGATACAATCAAAGACTTGAATATCTCTACTAAATCTGTCTCAGTAAGAAAGGGTGAATTATCTAATCCTTATGTTGAGATTGAAGGTTTAGGAAAAGTAGATATGCGTCGCGCGAAGGTATACTTCAACGAAATCTTCGAGAGACTAAAGGTAGAAGAGGTATCCCTACAGGAGAAACAGTTAGTTGAAAAGGCTGCAGACTTAGCCTTTGAGAATGGAACAGATTGGGTTACTGAGTACGAAGGTTTGATGCGTCAAATCAACGAGAAAGAACTCAAGGGTGTACAGAAAAAACTAACCGCCATCGCTGATGAAATGGGGCTTGACCTCAACGATATTAACGACTTCGAGGCGGCATTGGAGTTGTACGCTGAAGCCAAGGAGGAGCAGTTGAACAAGAACAGACAAGTCATCATAGATGAGGCTATCATCCCAACGTTCCTGAACTTCCGCAGACTATACGAGTCTAACCCTAACTTCGCCGCCATTTTTGGTATCACCGAAGAGATGGAAGACGACGTTGCAGCATCAATAGTCAAGAGCAGAATGGATGCGCTGACTCCGTTAGAGTTGAAGCGTTTAGAGTTCGCTATGTATGACTTCGCTGTAAACGGTAAGGCATTGGGTATCAACGCATTGGCTGCATCTGCAGTTGCTAAGAACGACGGAAACAAAGCGCTGAAAGCACTTGGTCTGCAGTCAAGAGAGACTGCTAAGAAGACTCCGTTGCATTGGGTGTCATCTCGTTTCGAGAACACGCCTACGTTTATGCGTCGTATCTTCAAGTCATCCGAGGCTCGTATCGCTAAGTTTATGGAAATCTCAGGATTCTCATCGCTACGTAACGAAGCATCTTTGGCTGATAAAATTGCAGAGGACTTCAACCAAGACCTCATCAAGTTGGCTAAGCAGTTCGGACAGACTTCGATAGCATCTCAGGTACGTATGCAGATTTACTCTGTCCTGACTCAGAAGCCTGAAGGCGTGAATCAGACTCAGTATTTGGCTCAGGTGATTGCTAACTTTGAGTTGAGTCTGTCTAACGACCCACGTTGGAGTAGCGGTGGTAGACTAAGAGGTAAGGGTAAAAATCAAAGAAAAGAGATTAGAGAGACTTTGGATTCTGTGTTCTACACCGAGAATGGTAAGAAAAAGAACTATAACGCTATCGTTAAGGAACTCGAGTCCGATAAGAATATGATGAAGATGATTGACCAATTGCGCTCTCGTTTTAAGAGACAAGGCAAGGCGGTCAAGCGTTATGCTGAGGAGTTCCTCGGTATGAACTTCAAAGAGGAAGAGAACTACCTGCCGATTGGATTCCGTGCAGTAGGCTCTACGAACGATGACATCACTAAGATTCAAGACGATATGGCTAACATTCAGTCAGCCTTTAACTCTTACAATCTAAGTAAAGCAAACAGACAAGCGTCATCTACCTACGAGCGTAATGAGAACGCTATGGGTAGCAAGACGAGATACATTGATATGAACTTCTACTCTTCATTGAGCAGAACGTACAGGCAAAATGAGGTTAAGACTCGCACGGCATATAGCGTTGCTAAAGTGTCTGCTATGACTTCTGAGTCTAATGAGCAGTTCAAAAAAGTTGTACGTGACCCACAAGACAGACGAGATATGCGTCGCAAGATAGTTCAGTTCTTGACTGATGATATCGCAGTTGCAAGGTCAACAGACCAAATGCTCGGTACTAACTTGGCTAAGTTTGCAAACGAGATGAACAACCTAACGGTATTGTACTACTTCGGTGGTGTGTTCAATCAAATCTTGAAGCAGTCTTCGGCTATTATGAACACCATAATAGAAGGTGGTAACCCACTACACTTGTTGGGGTACGTTATGACAGCCACTACGGGTAAATACAACGAAGGACAGCGCACTATCTTGGCTCAAGCGGACATCGGTCAGCGTGACTACATTAAAGAGACTGTTAACGCTACCGTAGAGGGTAACGCTCTTGCTGAGAAGAATAGTTGGAAGCGTATGCGTAAAGGATTCTTTGATGCGTCTACGGCTGCGCTACGTAACACCGATAAGGTTGCGGCTACTGCATCTTGGTTGATGTACTACGAGAGTTATATGCGTAAAGAGAATGGCTTCAATGGGCAGGTCAGCGATGAGGTTTGGGCTGAATGGGGTGCAAACATCGACGAGGGCGCAAGTGCATACGCATCTACGATGGTAGCGAAAGACCAAAACGTTTCTACGAAGCGCGACAAGTCAGACTTCAACAGACTAAACTCTTCACAGGTGGCTGCGGTTATTCAAATGTTGGTTATGCCGTTTGCTAACTTCCTACTCAACAAGAAGATTAACCTTGCGTTAGACTTCCGTAACTTAGGAAAAGGAGAGACAAGAGCAAATGCAGCCAAGTCTATTGGCGGTACTGCGCTCGAGGTTGCTGCGTTCCACGCAATGTCTCAGTTCGTTATCGTTCCGATAATCAATGGTCTTGCAGGTTCTTTGATTGGCGGAGAAGGAGAAGAGGAAGACTCTTGGTTCGACAGAGAGTTCTCTTTGAAGATGTTCTTGAAAGGTATGGCTACCGATATGAACCCATTGGTTCTACCTATCGGGGTTATGGAGTCTATGTACACTAAGATGTTGAACTTGGTGGGCTACACAGCGTTCTCGGATGGAGAACACGACTTTGAGGATAGAGATTTTTGGGAGAACTACAAAGCGTGGGAACGTGCTAATGGTCTACCAATCTTCAGTAGTGTGGGTCGTGGGGATGCGTCTTGGTTGACGTGGTTGAAATCAGCAGGTGTATACGGGGATATGATATCGGAATACGCACTATCTATTAAGAATCTAAGCACATTGAGTGAAGACAACCCTCACTACGTAACATCATTTGGTACTACCAAGTATCTATCTACAGAGGATGCTAAGAAGATGATGAACTTAGAGACTGCTAAGTTGAGTCTGTTGACTACGGGTGCGTTCACGGGTCTATTCTCTAAGGAGTCTATTCAAGTAATCAAGAGAAGAGAGCGTCAAATCGGTGAGCGTGGTATCACTAACGAGAATGAGGCTATTGGTCGTATGATTATCAACGAAGGAGAAAAGGGTACTAAGTTGCTTCAAGAAACGGTAGAAGGTATGGTCGGAGACAACCCAACGGGTATCGAGGGTCGTGTCGAGTCCATCATCGGAAACAAGGTGGTCAAGTCTGTAGAGGCTGACAAACTACCGAGCAACAAGTATATCAATACTATCCGTGATATCAACAAGATGGCTCAAGACCCACGTGATGCCGCAGTCATCGCTAAGAAGGTAATGAAGTCAATGACAACAGAAGAGGCTAAAGCATTCGAGCAAGACCTCTTAAAATACTACGCCCTCAAAGAAGGCGAAGGAGCATTAGTAAAAATGGTATTAATTTTAAACAGAGACTGATATGAATAAGATTGCTATGTTACTCAAAGGACTCGTTAGCGGTGTGCAGACTACCATCAAAGAAGGTGGCGGCATCGAGAAAGTTGCAGAACTTATCGACGAGTACAAACTAACAGAAGAGGAGATTCAAGCAGAGGAGCGTTACTACGAAGAGCAGTTAACAGAGCGCCTCAAGGCTGATATGAACTCCGACAATTGGTTCGCTAAGTCAGTACGTCCTATAGGCTTTATGATATGGACTATCATTGTCCTGCTTATGATTTTCTTGGACGGAAACCTTGGTGCTTTCCAAATCAAAGAAGCATACTTACCTCTTATCGAAACCGTTTACGTTTCCTACATCTCGTTCTACATTGGTAGCCGTGGTGTTGAGAAAGCGATTCGTGTTTGGAATAAGAAGTAATATATGAAAAGAAAAAAGAAACAGACTACTAACGATAAACGTCAGTATTGTCCGACAGCACCCGTCCTAAGACGTGAGTGCAATTGTAATGAATGTAAGAAGGGGCGTTAGCCCCTTTCTTTTTGTGTCCCATTCCCGTGGGTGTGTTTGCAATTTATAGTCGTGCGATTGACTTAGAACTCTGTGTAGGTCACGAACCTAAGCAACCCCGAGGGTTGTCACAGAGTGTTCACTATAACGCTTTAGCGCAATCCACCGCCATCTCGTGCGGCTTTCTTCATCTTGACATTCCATTCTCCGTTAGGCGGAATGAAATCCCAATTCTCTAAGAGGCTCTCGCCCGTGGTTAGACAAGTCTCAGTCTTCGAGCCGTCCGAGTTCCACGTGATTCTGATTTGAGCGAAGCGTTTGACCTCGCCCGTTTCTTTATGTCTGTAGTTCGGCATATGTATTGCTTTTACTCTAAATTAAGGAGTCGCTTACCTTTTTCCAAGTCTACTTGCATAATTTCTTTAAGCAGACGCTCTTCTTCAGCGTACGCTTCGTCCCGTTCACTTTGGGTTGAGTCTGTTCCCAAGTTCGCAAACAGATTAGCGCATTGGTGGAGTCGTCTGTTGATGTACTCAGCCTTACAAGACTCGCACATCCCTTTACATTGCATACACATAGATTACGAGCCACAAGCCTCACACTCGGGGTTGTCTATGCTACAAGCATTCTCGTTCTTTTCGTCATTAGCAAGTTGGTCTACGAAGTCTGCGAAGTCTCCGTCTAATTCAAAGTCTGTCATTGTTTTTGTTATTTAAGGATTTGTAATTGCTGAAGTTGGTATCGTAGTTAAATCCCCATCGCAAATCAAGTCATCGACCTCTCCTATGAGAGTGTATCTTCCGTTCCACACTTGGTACATCTTGTTCTCTATTAGGTAGATGCTACCGTTTCTTATCGTGAACGAGGTATATAGTCTATACCACTTGTGCTTTAGTTTTGTGACATTGCGCTTAATGTAGCGATTGGGGTCAATTGATACTTTTCCCATAATTTTGGATTTCGTTAAACATAGAGACAACAAAGGGGGACACCGAAGCATCCCCCTCTCATCTCAAGAACTTTCAAATATACGAAATTATTCTGTATATCGGAAGTAGCGTTGGACAAACGAATAAGCCGTTCCCAACAAACCTGCGAAGCCTAATAGCAATGCTAAGATAGGCACGGGTGCATATAGTGTCGAGTAGGCAAACCCACCCATTGCTGCGAAGTAAATCACTATCCAAGCGAATAGCGGGACAGACTTAATCTTGTCTGCGGTCTTTTGACGCAGCACGGTGTCCAATGCAGACTGCATATTATGACCTCGAGCCGCAGTCTCTTGCTCGTTTCCGTGGGAATCAACCCACTTTACTTGATAAAGTTTGAAGTCCCCGTCAGCGACGAGGGTTACTTCTGTTGCAAATGGTTTCATAGTTTTTCTTTTGCTGATGAATCGTTAATACTAAAATGCTCTCCAAATGGGTCACGTGGCGTGATGAGGCGTTCCTCTGTATCCATATTATCGTTGTAGAAGTCCTCAATCTCTTTGTTGATGATTTCGGTCTGCCACGATTGATATGCTTCCGATGTTTCTACACCATACGCACCCGTCTTGTTTATATCCGATAGTGAACCCATAAGGTAACTCACTACGGCTTGTCCGTCTGCTAAAGGCTCTCTGCCTCGCAGTCCATCCACGTACCCCTTGATGTACGCTTCGTGTAAATCTTTGATTGTTGCTTTATACATCTTTATCTTTTTTCATTTGGTACACTAAGTACCCGTTCCACAATACTACAACGACTATTGCGATAATCCAATCAATGCCCGTCATTTTTTTCGTCTTTCTGTAGCCACCAAAGAACAACCCCCGTAGCAAATCCTACGAGGGTCACAATGGTGTAATACTTAATTAACAGACTCATAAACGAGCAGGGACTACCAACGCAGTATGTCCACCGAGAACTACGCCACACGCAATCGCAGGTTTCTTACCTGCCTTAGCGTAAGCCATAGCGTAAGACTCGTGGTCGATACCACATCCTACCTGCATCCCGAAGATGCGTGAACGTGCGCCCACCGCATACTCAACGTACGCTTGTGTGTGCAAGTGACCCTGCACCGTAGAGCGCATATCTGCTTTAGACTTAGTCTTAGCAGTACCGCCTTCTCCGTGAATGTAGTGTACGTCGTCAATGTCTACCGAGGTAACGAACTCCCAATTAGGTGTTTCAAGAACCTCTTTGTAAGACTTAATCCACTTAGCAGGTACGGCTGAACTCTGTGCCTTACGCATAATGATTCTATCGTGGTTACCGATAGTTACCCAAGCGTTAGGGAATTTCTCGTACCAACGACGTAGTCTGTTGATAGCCAACTCAAGTTCCTCTGCACCGCCCATACCATTCGCATCAGTCTCGTGATACGAAGAGTAGTGGTTGTCAATTACGTCTCCAATGAATACAACCTTGTTACAATTGAAGCGCTCGTAAGTCTCAACACAATGGTCGAAATACTCGTCCAAGTCAAACGGGGCGTGTAAGTCCCCGATAATCAATACACGATTCTCGTCATTGTTGAAATACTCGTGATTTGTTTTCTTTGCCCCATAAAGGCGTGGTCTAATCTCTTTCATATTAAATTTAGATAGATTCATAAGTTTTGATTGTGAAGTCTGTGCCGTTGTCCTCGAACATAAGTTCGTGGTCATTGACAGACCCCTCTCTTGGTTTAAACTGCCCACCCCAACGGATGATGCCTTTCAAGTCTGTTACCTTTGCGTATTTGATGCCGTCGCTATATGCCCACGCTATGTATACGTGTGGACACTTGCGCTCGTTAACATATTTCTGTAGTGAGGTAAGTTTCTTGATTGCAACAACGGGTGTGTGCTTGTCGTATACCGACTTGACTTTCTTCACGCCCTTTACCTCGATGTACGCAACAGACTGACCGCCTTTACTTATGGCGAAGTCTATCTCGTGTGGGTCAAGTTTGTTAGGAGTCAAATCGTCTCTGCCCGATAGGAATAGCCGTACTGCTTTGAGTTCACGAGCAATATCCTCGGGACGTTCAAATCGTTTAGCCATCTTAGAACAGATTGTAGAACCAATGCAATGCGATTACGAACCACGTAATCATTACAAGGTATGTTAGAGTTTTACCCAAGTCCATCTTCGGACGGAACGGGAAAGCCTTTACGTCAATTAGAGTAGCGGTGTACACGAACGAGGCGAGTAGCCATATCGTGCCCAACACTTTTAGCAATATCATATCCCGTGAAATTCTTCTACGATTGATACGATACCTTCAAGTTCAACCTCAATGGCTTTCTTTAGCCAAGCGGTTTCCGATTTAGCGTGTGCTAAGTCTGTGCATCCACCTTCGGACAGATTGTCCTCCAAGTCATACACGTAGTTTGCGATGCGGTCAATGGTTCTCTTTTGGAACTCAAAGACCTCTTGTTTAGTCAAAGATTGTGGGTTGCTCATCTGTGATGATTTTAATTAGGTCATCTACTTGACCTTGATTCTTAGGCAGGAAGACCTTGTAGTCTCCCATATCATTGTTATTCAAATAGGATAGGAATAGTTTCCAACGCAACGGAAACGAGTGGTTGCTCGGTACAAAGCCCTTAGTCTCGATGATGAACTTGTGAGTATGGCTCACGAAGTCGGGCGTATACGTGATAGCACGTACAACCTTACCCGTCTTGTCTGTAAGTTCTTTCTTCTTCGGGGATGAGGACAAGTATGTACCCATAAACTTGAACGAGGGCAGAACCTCGAAAGATTCGCCCTCATATTCAAAGTCTAAACCACTATCCTTTAACTTAGAGTAGGTATAAGCCTCAAGAGAAGATGCAAAGGTAATGCCGTCAATAGATTTCTTCTTCGACTTTACCGCACCCGTTTTCTTCTTTCTGTTATACCTTCTCATACATCTAAGTTACAGAATTAAAACACGTTTTGCAAGTCCGTAGGCTGAGGTAACTCTGCCTCGGTCTGCTTTCCGTTCTGCGAAGTAAATAGGTCATCGAACAAAGGTCGACCACCGATAGAGAACGCAGTCATTGAACCATTCAATTCAAACATCAATGGCTCAAGGTATCCCGTAGGCTTACCGCCCGTCTCAACCTCACGAACCTTACGTACGTGGAACTCCATCGTTCTACGCATATGTGGTTCGGGGTGCTGAATTTTTCTGTGGAATGTGGCGAACGCATCGGCTCTATTCACGAAAAGTCCACCGCCTTCAGTATCCTCAGCGAACGGGGCGATTGGTAAGCCGTCTTCCCCCTTGCGTCTCTGTGCCTCTGTTACTGCGTGGGTGTTAAGCCACACCGCAATGTCGTGCTTGTTAGCAAAGGTTAGGAACTCACTTGCCGCCTCGTAGTGGTATTGGTGTACACCGATTTGGTTACGACCACTCAAGTCTATCTTTAACGAGTTGTACGGGTCTACGAAGAATCCGTCGATACCGCCATTTTTAATCATCTTCTCAGCGAAGATAATCAAGTCGTAGTAAGTGTAGACTTGCTTGTTGCTAATGACTACGAAGTGTTTGTTGACCCACTCGTATAAGAACTTGCGTTCGTGGTAGGACATCTTCTCGAGTCTCTTGTTACCTGCGAACTGCATCAGTTTGGCTTTGATACTTGCAGTCTTATTCTCTGCAGAGTAGATGAGCCATTTCCAATCGTGTCGCATAGATGCGTTGACCATCATATACAGAGCCATCGTAGTCTTACCTACGTTCGAGTGTCCGTTGAAGATAAAGAACTCTTTCTTGTAGCGGAAGTGTTCATCAAGTTTAGCGTTGCCCGTTGTGAGTCCGAGTTGAAGTTTGCCCTCAGCGAGTGCGTTAATCCAAGCCATATCCTCATCATCCGAAGATACGAATGACATATCGGTAGACTCGATAAGTTGCTCACGCTGAATCTCGTTCTCAACATCCATAACCTCACGGATAGGAAGTTGTTTACCCTGCTCGATACCATCACGTATTGTGTTACGTGCCGTGTCGATAGAGTCGATGTCGTGCTTCTCAATCTCACGCTCGAGGACTCGGATAGCCTCAGCCTCTTCCATACGACCTGCACCGATGTAACCACCACACAGAATCGAAGCCTTCAACAGAGTAGAGTGCTTCTCGCCATCCACCGCAGTACGAATCATTCTCGCAGCGATGTTTAGTTTTTGATAGTCTGTGAAGTCTCCCTCAAGTAGAGTGGCGTTTTGGTTACGGGTAGCGCCCTCATCGGACAGCATACCACCAAAGGTCTGTGCATCTTCCTTGATACAGATATGCTCATCCCAAGACTCGAAACAAGCACGAGACTCGTTAGCACCCGATGAATCGAGTTCCAAGTTGTACTGCTTGTCGAAGTATTGGATAAGGGCACGGAAGTGGTCACGATGACGCTCGGGGTTGCTGATACGCACAAGCGCCTTGAGTCCATCCCCACTCGGGGAAACCCAACACGCAAGTATGTGGTCATCCGTACAGAGAATGTTCTTGTACGCCTCTACATCAATGTGGTCGAAGTCGAGTACAATCAGTCCGCTATGCGAAATGATTTGGTCATCCTCACGGGAAGTAAACTCCCCCGAGAACAGAACTACGGGTAACTCCGTCTTCTTCTTCTTGTCTCCGTCACGTACGGCTTGTATCGTATCCTTGGATGACCCCTCCGCTATGCGTTTGAGTGCAGTCGTAAGGGTTATATGATACGGCTTGTCGGTCTTGAAGACTGACTGAAACATCGTTACTCTCGGTTCTTTCTTCGCCATTGTCTGTGGATTTTAATTCTTTGTAAAAGTTTTCATTCTCAAAGGACTCATCGCCCGTTAGATGTCGCTCCAATGCGCCAAGCGCTCTCCACGCAATCTTCGCAAGGTTGAGCGTTCCATCCTCATCGTATTCCTCTCCCGAGGCAAGGTCAACGAGGTGGCGTGTTAGACTACCAAGTTCATCCTTAGATTTACTCATATCCCAATAGAGCGGTGCATCTCCGTTGTGCTGTCTGTTTGATGCGAGACTACACTTGGCTACCTCACGGATAGCGTTAGGGAAATACATCAACACTCCTTGGAATATCTTCGTATCCTTTCTTTGTTTATCTGTCATTGCGGATAGTGTTTACAACGTTATACAAGATGTCGAGTGATGTCGTCTTGTCGAACTCTTCAAGGAACTTGATGATAGATGCCTCAGCGCTAACAGACTTGTCCTCAACGAGTTTCGAGGTTACGTTAATATACCCCGTCATCGCCTCGAAAACAAGCGCCCATTTATTTATTTCGTCTACGTACGCTCCATCACGGATATCAATTCCGTCCTGCACTCGTCTCATCGAGTTGTAGCAGACCGTTCTTTCCCAACCCGTCCAATCACTCAAGGTCTGAAAGTGCAAATGGAATTTCGTATTGAGTACGTAGAAAAGCACTTGCCGTGGAATAAGAAAGTTCCGTTGCCTTGATTTTTTTAGTGGGTTTAGGTCGAACTCTTCCTCGTATTTCTGCACGAGTCTGTCGAATATCTTTTTGGTCATTCTCATACTTGTCGTAGTATTTCTTTAATTTTTTGATGTTGCTCTTTTGACGTTGGCGAACCGCCTCGGTGCTGATGCCCAAGCGCTCGGATATATCCTTACGTGCGACATCGCCCAATGTCAATTCATAAACTGCGTACCCAATGTCATCTAAGATTTCCTGCGCTACTTCCTCGATGAACTCGAGTGTGTTGTCGTAGTCTTTGACATCTGCACGTGCAGTCGTAATGTGGGTGTGTAGACCCTCTTCATCATCCGACCCGATGAAGTCACTCTCGGGGCGTATGTCTTGCGAGTTCTTGTTAGATGAGTTCCACTCAATCATTCTGTAGATACCTCGCAGTACGTTCATCTCCACAACAGAGTAGAGATGTTTCTCATCCTCAAACTCATACTCCGAGTTGACAAGTCGCATAACAGACTGCAGGGCAAAGAACCTTGCAGACTCGACATCATCATCGTTGAGGAAGAATAGACCGTTCTTCTTGGCGACAAAATGCAGGAAGCGATTGTCATCGGGGAAGAAGTCTATAAGTCGGTTGGGTTTAAGAATCATAGTTGTCATCGTTATAGTGAAAAGATTCGCTGATAGGCTTGGACTCGAGCACCTTGGTTACCCATAGGTTGTTCGGTGTCTTGTAGGCAACAGACTTGATGCCGAATGCCTCAGCCTTGAGCGTGACCACAACACGTGGGGTCTTGTTCATCTCTATTGCCGTTTTACAGACAGAGCAGATTTCCGTTTCCCGAACATTGAAGCCTTTCCCTTTCTTATATCTATATTCAATTCGATGCAGGTATATTGTGCGCTTTTCCATAAGTTGGGTTTTTTATCTAAGATTAGTTGCAGTCCTTTCTCTGTAAGCCCAAGAGCCTTGGCTGAATCTCCGTGATGTAGTCCGTAATGAACCAACGCCTTCCAAATCAGTCTGTCTCTGTGGAACTCTATGTTTAGGTTTTCTGCGGTAAGAACTCTACTGCCCATCTGTATACAATTATATCTGCGAGGTCAACGAGTTTGATAGAGCCGTCAACCATTTGCTCTTTCACTTTATCTGTACGCAACAGAATCACATTGTCTCCCGTTTTGTCAAGCAAAGCGAGAAGCAGGAAGTCTGCACACAGACAAGCGGATGATAAGTCTACGCTACTGCCGAGGTGCGTATGGAATACCTCTACTCGGTTCTTGCGCTGACCCTCAATCCAAAAGGTCGTGTCTGTGATTTCGCTGATATCCCCCATACCTTCTGCGTACAAGAAGTTGGCGAGAACTTTAGTTAGTGCTTTCATTTGATTTCTGTTAATCGCATTGTGTGATAATGAACGCCCATACCATTGTAGTTGGTAGTGCGTGTCAATTCAAATCCGAATGGTGTCTCAACGACTACCCATTCCTCAAGACCAATCTGTAGGATGTCCCCTCTCAGTTCTACCATAAAGTCAAACTTAGTCTCGTAGATGAATCCCATCGTAGGTACGGGTTGAATCACGCCATCCACCAATGTGTACATCTGCCCGTAGTCGAATCTAATCTCGCACAGACTGAGGATGGTTGTGTCGAAGTCAACGCCACCTGCCCATCCCGATTCCTCAACGGCAATCCAATCGACAGAGTACGCTCCGTATTCTATATCTAATACTCGTGGTTGTGCCGTGCAAGACAGCAATGTAGCCAACGCTACAAATGAAATGAACTTTTTCATAGTATTTAATTTAATTTGTCAAGAAGCAGGGAATCGAACCCCGTACGCCTATCCTTCTCGTAAAAGCGCCCCCACGATTTCTCGCAGGGGCACAAATATAGTCAAACAATAATCCAATTCCTAATGAATTGTAAATTAATTTTAGAACGGCAAGTCAGCCGATTGAGTTGGATTTGCTTGAGTCGGTGCAGGAGCGCCTTGTGATTGAGCGTACTGCTGAGATGCTTGTGAGCCTTGCCCGTTAGCACGAGGGTCGTAGACTGAACAGATTTGGTAAGTACCGCTCTTGTCTTTCTTCTCGCCACTCTTGATGGTCAAGTACACACGCTTAGTCTCTTTACCCGTTAGGTAGTTCTTGAGGTCATTTAGTTCTGCCTCAGTAAATGAAATACGAACCTCTGTGCGTGGTGCGTTTACGAATCCCACAAGTGGGTTGTTGTTTTGGTAATCAGCCATTTTGTTTTCTGTTTAAAAGATTAAAGAATTGATTGAACACGTTGAACGAACATATTGTAAAACAATCCGTCAGTTGGGGTGTCGCCCATAGTATTGATGAGGTGTGTCACATTGCGACGGCTAAACCCTCGTTGGGCAACCCCTGCTTGTAACAAAGCCTCAGTCAATTCTGTATCAGTCTCGAATTGTCCACTCTCATTCAACAATACAACAAGTGATTGTTTCAGTACATTGGTGTTGTGACCGAATTGTGGTTCGGTGTAGTCCACCCCGTACATTCGATATACTGCCTCAAGCAGATGCTTGATAGTTGCAGTATTGTAGGTAGGAACATACCCACCTAAGAACGCATTCGCAAACGTACGCTTTACGCTACGAATGATAATTTGAAGTTTAAACATATCCATATTAGATTGTGCCTTGAACGGCAAAGGTGTTAGTATCTTTTGGGGACTCAATCAACCACTCGCTGATGTTACCCACCGCATCGTAGAACTTGTTACGACCACTTTCCAATGTCTCGGCAGAAGCCTTGAACAGACCACAAGTATATGGCTTGTCCTTAGTCTGTACCAACCAATAGAAGTCTTGGATGCCGTAGACCTCGCAGTATATCCACGCTTGTAGGTCGTAGTTGTAATCACGAACATCCCACTTGAACTGAGACAGACTGCGTGATGAGGTTTTGACATCTGTGATGAATCCATCGCCTAAGACATCTAAGAAGCCTCGTACGGGCACATCTCCAATCCAAGTGTTGAACTCCTGCTGAGGTGTACCTGCGATGAACTGAGCCAAGTTTGTAACCTCGCCCGTTTCGTAGTCAACCACCTCGGAAGACTTTAGTCTGTTGACCATAACCTTTGCGACATTATGCTCGACTGCAGTAATCAATTCCTTGTCGCCCATCTGCTCTTCCTTCCACTCTTTGTAGCGTTTAGTAGCACGAGGGTTCTTACCGCCAATCTCAGCACAAATCTCATCATCTTGTAGAACGACATAGCGTTCCCAAGTATCCTCGGGTGTAAGCAACAGACTATCGTAGAATCCACCGAATGTGAATGCCTTAGATGTTTTCTTGAGTTCTCCTTTCATATTGAGTTCCCAAGCCATCATATCGAAGTCCTTGCTACCCGTGATAGCGTATTTAAGAGAAGAGGCACTTACATACCCCTTCCCCGTTTTGTCTTGAATTGCTTTTGCAAACTGCATACTATCTTTCTACTACTTGAATGTTAGTAATCTCGAGTTTAGGTTTAGGTAACCCGTACATCTCTAACTGCTCATCTGTGTATTTCTCAGCCAAGTAAGCATAACTAACAGAGCAGGTAATTACATACTCTCGAGTCTGTCCGTAGATGTTGTCCGCTTTGAAACTATAACCTACGATTGCGTAGTTGGAAAACCTGCTACCGAAGATTGGCTTGTAGTTGGCGTGACCATTACTCTTTACCAAATTTCTTGCATAGTCTTCGAGAACAGAGTACGCTACTTGCTCGTAGTTCAAAGAGTCTAACTTTCTTTGATACTCGTTTCTCGTGTCATTGGATTCAACAACATCTTTTTCTGCAGGGGCAGGAGCATCAATGCTCCCACCCGTGAATACTAAAAACGCTGCAGTAAAAACAATAATTCCCATAAAGCCACCTACAATGATGGCTAATACTTTAAGAACCTTTATCATTACTTAACAAACTTTTTAAGTGCAGATAACTGCTTCTCACTCGCAGTCGCTCCGTACTTAGATGCTACCATATCGTATGCTTGTGACTTGTCGGATGCAGACTTGATGTACTCGATAGCCTTACCGAACCAATCGTTGTCCGAAGACTGAGATTGTGCAGGACGGCTTGAGGCAGTCTTTCCGTGCGTGTTAGTCGCATCAGCATCCTTGGTGTCATCAATCAACAGAAGTCCGTTCATAGCGTACTTACGAGCGTAAGAAGATGAAGAACCAAATGACTGAGCGATGTCCATACCTTTGCGGTTAGGGTCAACACCTGCTTGAGCAGATGCCGATACAGAGTCAGTACCATCTGTGATTGTAGCCGTAGCCGTGATGACAACCATACCACCTAACTCTTGAACAGAGTCTGTGATAGTCATTGACAAACCATTCGCATTCAGCAACGGCTTGACCGCCTCGAGGATGTCCTCAGCAGAGCGGTAGTTGTAGTTACCGAAGTTGTTACGCTGATTCTTTGGCGCTTTAAGTTCCGACTGAACTTTGATGAGCGCTGAGTTTAGTTTACTCATAGAAAAGTGGTTTTAGTTAGTGATTCGTTTCTACTAATATACCGAGCCGAAGTGTGAATCACAAGCACCTCGGCAAAGTATTTTTATGTTTGCCGTGATTAATGAATCAAGGTCTTAGTCAGCCAAAAGGCAGGTTCGTAGCCTTCGCCTACATCAATACGAGCAGGGTTCACATCAATCGTTAGGTCGTAGCGATACTTACCCTTGAAGTAGACAACCTTGTACCCACTCTCAAGTTTCTCAGTCTTACCGCCCTTGGCGATAATGCGCTGAACCTTGTTCCATTGTTTAGATGTCAGTTGCTCTCGGCTCTGTCCGTTCAACAGAGTCTCAACACGACCAAGTTGATAGGTAGCGTAAGTCTCGTTGCGAACTTGGGTAGCCAAGGCAAAGTTGTAGTTGGCTGAGCCAACAGACTCGATGAGGTTAGCACTTGCGTTCACAATCACGCCAACCCCGACCATAGTCTGTAGCCCATCGTTGAGTTGCTTCTCTACGATAGTTGAGTTGTCGTTGTACACATCAACCGCATTGTTAGAGGCTGACACGGCATCCGATACAGAGTACCCACCCTCGGCAGAGTTGAAGTTCACATTGCTATTCGAGTTGGTGTTGGTATTCGTGTTGGTGTTGGTATTCGTGTTGGTGTTCGTATTAACATTCTTGTTGTTGTTACGATTCACATTCTTGTTACGATTCTTGTTGACATTCTTGTCGTTGTCCTTAATCGTAATCTTCACAGAGGAAGACTTGTTACCATTGCCGTTCCCGTTTCCGTTCGGGTTACCTTGAGCGAATGCAGTTGTTGTGGCTACTGCTAAAGCCAATACAAGAAACTTTTTCATTGAGATTTATTTATTGAATTAAAGTTAGGGTTAAAGTGCAATCGCAGTCTGTACGATTAGCGATTCCATAATCTGTTCGGCTCTCTCTTTCTCGAAGCCGATAGACTCATCGAACTCGTGGTCAACCTCAAGGATAACCCCGATACCTGCATACATTACTTGCCCAAGGCGTTCGCCATCGGCATCCTGCAGTTGGAACACGCCAATGTTGTTGGCGCTACCATTGACAAAGCCTTCTTCATCAACATACAATTCCAATCCGTTTTTGGTCAGCACGGATAGTTCTACAATATCGCATCCAATGATTGAATACAATTCTTTGAGACTCGCCTTTCCGTTCGGCAAGTGTTCAAGTCGCAGACCCTTGCGTGGGTCTACAACGATAGCATAAAGCCCTTCTGTCATAGTGTTTAGTTTAGTTTCTAAAATCGCTGATAGGAATCATTCCCCAATACTTAGTAACCGACTCATAGTCGGTAAACAGATTATTCTCAATACCATTAGACTTGTTGTCTTCCCATATCTCGATAGTCTGTTCATCTGCAACGCTTAGCACCGCAGTATTGCCCTCAACAGAGTAGTAGTGAGCACCCTCTTCCAACACCTTGGTAGAGCCATCATCATCCTCGTAGAGAAACAAGATTTCATAGGATGCACCGCTTTCCATAACCGATACCATCCATTCTGTTAGCCGTAGATTATTTATCTTACTCATTGTGATATATAGTCTTTGAGTAGTGAGAGTAGTAGCATATATGCTACTCTCACTACATATATATATTCATAGTGCGCACACACGCACACGAGGGCTATAGACCCTTTCTAATAATCTTAGACATCATCAACGATGCGTATTGCTCAGCAACATCATCGCCCATTTCCTCTATACACTCACGAGTCATATCGAGCAATGTCCCTGCCTCATCAAACGAATCCATAAGGTCGCTGATAACAGCCTTCATTACCAAGTGCATCGTGACCGCTAACTCTTTCGAGTCTGTCGTAACGGACATAGCGGTGTCGATGATATCCGAGTCCATAACATCCTCGGACTGCATAAGTTTTACCAAGTCGAAGACATTGCGTTTAGTCTTCTCGGTGTCGAGTTCGTAGACCTCGGTAATGTCTCTACCGAGTCTCTCTTCGGGGTTCAGTCCCCCGTTCATAATGTCATCAAAGTTCATAAGCCAAAGTTAAATCAATTAGTGTTTCTAAAGTTTTCTGCAAGTCCTTCTCGGTTGAGTTGTCCTTGTCTGTGTAGGTAATCTCACGATGCCCCCAATGGATGCCCACATCTCTAACCGCCCCGTAAGGTGCGAAGAAGTATTGACATCTCTCTTTGCTCCAAATCAAGACCCAAGCCTCAGCGCATATAATCGCATCATCAAAGTAGTCTATCTCATCAACGAAGATTGCCTTTTGGTTGTTCTCGTTGTAGTATTCGGAAAAGTGTTCGCTATATGCTCGGTGCATAGGCTTGTAACCTTTCTCGATGAACCACTTGTCAAGTGCGTTCCGTGTCCTTGCCTCGGGTTGGTATCCGTGGCGCTTGAGTTTCATCCCGAACCAATACTCGAGAATCGTTTCCTTAGTCTCTATCATTTTGCTTTTTCATTTTAGGCATTAATAATCCGATTACGGCTAAACAAGTAACCGCCAACCAATAAGGGAAGAGTGGGTGTAGTCTAAACAGAAACGCCATCTCTTCGAGAGTGAAGTAATCCATAAGATTAAATTAAGATTAGTGAATAAAAGTTGTTACCCTCTATCCTGCATTATTATAACCACTTGAGGCAGGGTCGCTGAGGGCGAATCGTTATAGTGAACGATTGCTGAGTAGCGTGGGGCGGAATCGAACCGCCCGACCTCTTGGAGCAATGCTCGGACAAGAGTACCATACACGCTTAGACCATATGGTCATCCCATAGGATTTCCGTAGTCTCTTCTTGGAAGTCAAGGTCAAACTGACCCGACTCTTGGTATACCTTTTCGACATCCTCATCGGTAAGGAAGTCTACGGGGTCTGCAACATTGTTGCAGTAGTCTTCGAATTGTTGGTCGGTAACCTCGACCTCACACCAACATTCGTGGATTTGTGTGACTCGCATAGCCACTCGGATTGTCTTACTCATAAGTCTCTTTGAGTTTAGAATAGTTAGTCTGTATGAATGACCATTGTTGCTTGGTCATATCCAAATCGTTCATCTCGTTAGCCAAAGCCAACGCCCTCGGGTCAAACATATTGTAGTACCCTGCATCTTGTACGGCTCGGTAGGCGAACCACATTTCTTTCGTTATAGCCATATTACATCAGTCTTTGTTGGTCTACCCAATCGTAAAAATCGTGCGGGTCAGCACCCTCCATAAGAGTCTGAACATCCACCTTTGCCGTTCCCGTTCGATAGAGTTGCTCTCTAACAATCTCGCCCAATGTCATCAGTATGTCATTGAGTTCTTGGTCACTACCGCTGAAGTAGTAGTCTAAGTATAATTCTGTATTTGTATCCATTACCCAACGATTTGAAGTTGTGCGTATTCAGTTGCGTAGCGTACCGCTTGGTCGATTGCATCATCCGAAGATGAGGCTTTGTACTTTAGCGTTTCCATAATAGCGCCATCCCAACGGATGACAGACTTAGCAACCTCAGTTGCAGAATCGTAGAATGATTGAATGTTTAGCGACCCGAAGTCGTAGTTGATAGCGTTTTTCATTTGAATTTTGTGATTTGATTTTTAGAATAAAGTTTAGATACCTCGGCACGATTGCTTGGGCGTACCGACCCGTGTTCATCCTTTAGGAAGAACTCATCGCCATAGCGAATGCACTCGTAAGTCTGTACATCGTACGACTTGTAGTTGCGCTTGTAGATAGCCTCTGCGATGCAGAAACCAAAGGTCAGTAGTGCGAAGACTACCGCAACCCACAGCATACCGAAGTCTGTGTAGGCGAATCCAAGTGAGAACCATACCCCACTCGATAGCATAAGTGTGCCCACGATTACATCTCTCATAATGTTAGTCTAAAAGGATTAGGTCTTCCCCCTTACAGAATTTGCGATTAGGGAAAGGGTTGTATTGTACTGCCTCTTCCAATGTGAAGTGGCTATAGGGATTGTCCTCGAGCATTTCCATCTCGTACTCATCACGCTCGAAGTCCACCTCGTAGAAGAGGTTGTAGGTCTTGTCACGGATGCGACCAATCAATCCCGTTTCCTTGTGGGCTACCAACCTTCCGTGGTAGCCCCCTTCCAATAATTTGAAGTTTAGCATAAGCCGAATAGTTTTACAATGTTTTCATTAGACTGCACACCATTCTCAATGGTGCTGATAGCAGTCTTCAACCAATGTGCCGTTCTGCCGTTGTCACGGAACTGCTCCTCATCGGGTGCAGGGAAGTCGACAACCATTTCATCGTTGTTCATCCCGACCCAATCACGGAAGTCATCATCGCTGATGATGTACTTGCTACGCTGATATCCCGTACGGCTACCGCCATACCCCGAGCGTATACTCGAGTGAATTAACTTACTTGCATTCTCAAACCAAGTGAACCCAATTCTGCGGAAGAAACTCGGATGAGCCGTAGCGGATACACGAGGCACATCGACCACATCTTCGTAGTCTTTGATAGTCACGACTTGACATCCGTTACCCCCGAACACACTCTCGTTGCTGATGTACAGACTAATCTTCACATCAACCTGCTGAGCGAGTTGGTCAACAAGGGCGCAAATCGCACCCCCGTGTCGTGTGAACTGCGTAGCGCTCACACCTGCAACCGCATTGGTGCTGTACACGATGTGTACACGAGGCTTAGCGAACTCATCCGCATCCTTGTAGTAGTGGAACGGGTTGCCGTTGCAATACGCCCCGACATTGAGCGCCTCGCCCACAACCGCCTTGCGTGGCTCTTCAACCTCGTGGTTGAGTAGCGCACCCAAGTCTGCACGAGCCTTGAGCATTTTCTTCACGCCCATTCCGTTGTAACACGCATCATACATCTCTTCGTACGACCCGATGTTGCCGTAGAACGAACCCGTTTCACGGCAGTCCGAACCCCAATCGGAATGCTCGACATCCTCTCGGTTCGACATCTCAACAAACTCGCTGAATGTAGTCTGCGTGAGGGTCAGTTTACCTTTCCGTGAGTGGCGGTAATCTGTCTTGTAGTCTTCTTTGATTTCGTAACGCATATAGCATTGTATTGTGCCCGTGGTGGGCGGTTAATAGTGGGTAGCCCGAGCACGACCTCAGCGCTGACCTTGTTGCAGTCAGTCCGCTACCCTTAGCGAATCGTTATAGTGATACGCCATTCAACAAACGCTTCTTGACATCTGCAGGAAGCCCGTTCAAACAAGAGAACTCAACAGCCTTCTTCAATGTCCAACCGAGGCTATCAACCATTTGGTTGCAGTCAATCGCTTGGCGAGGCGTGATAAGGATTTGGTCGTAGCCATTATCCTTAGCATTCTTGCGGATAGACTGAACTACACGAGTAGCCTCAGTATCGCCACAAATCGCTTTCTCTAACTTGGTGTCGATATTCCACTCAATGCGAGTGAAACGAGTGAGCGTAGAACCATCTTGAGGCTTAGCCGAGGCGTAAGTCTTAGATGCCCCCGTACCGAATGTGTTTTGACAAGCAATCACACGGAAGTCAGCGTGGCGCTCAACCATTCCATCGGGGAATCCGTAGCAGTCCCCTGCAAGGATACCATTCAAGGCAATGGTAGTCTCAGTATTTGAGCGGTCAAACTCATCGAGGATGAGCACCTTACCATTCTCGTATGCATCACGCAATTTCGTGCTGATGTACTCGCCCGTTGTCGGGCTGATAGCACCAACCAAATCGAACGACTGCATCTTGCCGTGACAAGACTCAACGACATAGTCTAAGTCTAAGGCACGAGCCATTTGAATAGCCCCGTGAGACTTACCGCTTCCTGCCTCGCCAATCAAGGCGATGTTCTTCTTCATACCCACAAGCGCCACCGCATCAGCGAATGACTTGTGTGCAGTCTCAACACGCTTGGTCGCAGTCGCAGTCACGACCTCAACCTTGGTGGGCTTGATATCCTTGAGTTTACGCTCAACGATAGCCTCTACTTGAGCCTCATCTACTGATGCCCCACTTTGAGACATCATCGCCAACGCTTGGGTCAGCATCTGCATAGGGTCTTGTCCTTGCATAGTTTGTGTGGTTTGTGCAGACTCAGTCTGCGGTTGTGTTTTCTCTTCCTCGCCTCTAACGTAGGTGGCGAATCTCAGCATCTCATCACGGATTGCTTTCACTTGGCGAATGGCGTAGTTCCAAGTTCCGAGGGTAAATCTCTGCCCCTCATCTTGAGAGAACTCGTGGGTGGCGAATGTCGCTACTTGGCTCTCGCCATTGTCATCCTCGTAGAAGACCGACATTGTGTTGTCAGCCTTGCGGAAACCCACGATGAACTTGATGAACTCAGTACCATACTTTTCGCTATACTCACGATTGCTACCTGCACCGATTTTACGCACCGCTTGTTTGGTGCTCATCTTACCCGTTGATGCGGTATTGATACCTGCTTTACGGAATAAGTCTTGGCTCTTTTCAGCCATACACAATACCTCAGTTCTATTGAACTCGAGACTCATTTGGGCTACAGCCCATACATCTGCTACAAAACGCATACGCATTGAATTTGTGACCCGTGGTGGGTCGGTTAAAAATAAATTAGGGGGTATCGCAGTCCCTTGAAACTGCCCCGACCTAAAGCCGTTATACCCGTTGGGGTTACTTACGCCCCAAGTATAGTAGAACCGAAGACTCTACTACTAAAGTTGCTACACATAGTGTTAACATACGATTACAGATTTTTGGTTAGACTTAGAATACTTCCTTGAACGGCAGAATCGCCCTGCGTGAACTGAGCACAGATATCGCTATAGAGTTCTATCAGTTGCACCAATTTCGGGTCATCGCCTACTTTCTCTACCTCGTTCTCATCCATATGCAATTGGATGAGGCTACTTACATAGCGGATAGGGTAGAACTCGTGGCTCGTACCCGTACCCATTATGCCGTACAATTGTGTCTTTGGTGTTTCCACCAATACCTTGAAGATGTTGCTCTTGAGACTCATACTGCGTAAGCGAATTTTAGGTTAGACTTTACCTCAACGTACCCTACAGATACTACCTCTTTTGGAGCGCTCAACAGAGCCTTTGCCTCTGCGAGTCTCTGTTTCATTGCGAGGCGCTCAGCACGACCTCCTGCAGGTTTGTGGTTTACATTGAAATCTGCGAATTGAACCGCATCGAATTTGTCCTTATTTGAAAGGAACTTAGCACCCGAGGTGCTTCTTGTGACCTTAGCCATAACACTTGATTTTAGTGGATTTATATTAGGGGGTAGTCCGAGCACGACCTCGGCATAGACCTTATCTCAGTCTATCACTACCCTTGTCTTAGTTAGACTTTACGATGCAGTCGTAGACAATGGTTGCATCGCTTGGTAGGACACTTCTTTGGTAGTTTATAAACGCCTTTACCAAGAATTTGTCCCCTCTTTTAGTGAGTTTCACACGCTCAACCCCACCATAGATAGGGGTTGTGTAAACTAATGTCGCTGTGTACATAGCAATTGAATTTGTGAGCCGTGGGTGGCTCGGGTTAGGTAGGGTGGGCAGTCTCGCTCTGCCGTGCTTTGACATCTCGTTCTCTAATCGCATACTCTACGTAACACTTTCGGTACTGAGAGACTCAACACACACCCCACGGGAATGGGTCAAAGACCTACGCTTTGATACTGACTCTACATAGAGGATTTTGGAGCGCACCTTGGTACGCACCTCGTAGCGATGTTCTCGTTCTCGGTCTAAGCAACAGACCCTCACTTTCGTACTGCGGTGGACTTACTTGTGAACTCTTGCGGTAGCCCTACTAACCATTACTACTGCGGTACTCATTGCTGAATCCCGTTTTCTGTTCGTGGTGTTCGTTCGTGCATCCTGCATCCAAGGTGCTCTGTTCGTTCAGTCCGTATGGCTTTGCGGTAGGCTTACTGACTGAGTCTGTGTAATACAATAGCGGTTGCTACTCTCAGCGTTCATCCGTACCTCGAAGCGGTGTGGGTGTTGGTCAAGTATCCGTTGAGCGTGGTGCTCGGCTTACGGGGTGGCTTATCTGTTAGTCCTGCAACAGAATCGGCTCGGTAACATCGGCATCCCCTCGGGGAAGTCAGCATCTCTGCCTCGATGTCTCGGTGTCGGTCTTCTTATGTGAGGCTCTCGCCCTCTCAACCCTTCCGATTGACATTCGCAATGTAGGTCGAAAAAGCAATACCACGCAACCCCAAAAAAAATAGACCCCCAAATCGCCTTAATATGACCCGCGCGAGGAAATGCCCTCTATCCCAAGCCCACAGCGGGATACAGAAGATTTCAAGCCCATCGAAAAAAAATCCAAAAAAAGTGAAAATTGGTATTTTATACCTACTCAAATCCACAAACCCAAAAAAAACACTTGACAAGAGTTAAACCCTCTGATGTTCAGCGAGTTACAAATTATTTTATTTTTTTTCATCGTTGTTAATAACCCGTGAAACCCAAGCCACCAAAGGGATACAGCCGTGGAACACAGACCAAATACCGAAAAGAGGGGTTGCATATGTCAAAAAGAGTATAGGTGTACCGATGGAACTTAATCCGCACAAGGTAAAGCCCCGTAAACAAAGGGATACAGAATATAAAAGGACTGATTGACCTTTAATCGAAGAGCCAATTCGTGAACCCCCATAAACATTGGGATACAGAGGTGTTTTTCCTAAAACATAAAAGGTCACATTGGGACATTACCAAAAGTGTCAATATCCACGGGGTACGAGCGCCCTGCATCCCCCGTAAATACTGAACCTACCCGATAGGGTCGATGCCCATTTATTAGCGTGGATTGCCCATATATTAACGCAATACTTATACACACCCGAAGAGGTCAGGGGGTGAGGTCAGGTGATAGACTCGCAGACTCGAGGCGCTATCGCAGTAGGCATAGGCATTCCCGATAGAGGGGTAGATGGGTAGACTTCCAAAGGTGGGGCAAAGGGGGTGGTGTGATAGTCCCCACGCTTCGCCCGTGTGACCAAAAACCTAAAACTATTTTGACCAAATCGGTAAACATCGGGGGTAGGGGGTTTGGGATTCCGTTTCGGATTCGGGTT